GTGAAAGAATACTAACTGCGCATCCGTACATAAATCCTGTTATGCCCTCTGTGTCCGCTTCACAGCTCAATCTGTCTGCATTATCGGCAAAGCACTTCATAACATCATTGCTCTTGTCGATTTCTGCTTCTAGCAATTCAGCCCACCTTTCAGCATAAGTGAAGCAAGCTCTGCTGTATCCGTCACTATTCTTGTCGTACCAATCCTTGTATTCTTTTTCTTTGCCTTTAATAATCTTCATCAAATCACTCCTTTAATACTTAATATTCATATTTCCGTGTTCGTTTACCCAGTCAATAGCTTCTGCGTATGTCACGCCATTGTTTTTCAAGATATATAACAGATTATGAAATTTAGGGTGCGTTTCCTTTAACATCTGAAATCTGTTAGGTTCTTTTTCTAAATGGCAACCAAATCCACACAATACACAACCTGTTCTTTGACAACCTGTGGTTTTCAGCAATGGTCTTTCGTTGTAAAAAATTCCAAAATCAGCAAACGACATTTGATTTTCACATTGCCCCATAGCTTCGTAATCTGTTACTACTTCACCATAAACGGAACATATAGGTAGATTATTTTCTTTGATGTAAAGCAACACATCTTGTTCCGTCCAAAAGCTCATAGGGTTGCTATGCGGTCTTGTTACATTAAAAGCATTACATCCATCCTGTAACCATTTTTGTGTACGCATAACGCTTTCACTTGCCATAGTCGCTATAATTGGCTTTCTGCCTGTTTCTTTTTCGTAATCGTGTGCAGGCTTTTTCTTCATAATGTCACAACATAAATCGCTTATCTCAAATGGTGCGTCAAGAAAGAATTTGTATTTTTCTTGATTAAACTGACTATAATTACCTTTACTATCTGTCAGTTCTCCGTTCAGTCTGCGTAACCTGTATTCTGAACTGCTAGGGATAACTCCCATCTGCAAACTTTTGTATTGTTCGTTCTGCTTGTTTATTCTCCTGTCTATTCCTAACAGGTCTGCCATATAGCAAGCATACGGAACTGCTGTTAAGATTGTGTTGTTAGATTTTTGACTGTCAAGGTATTTAACATATTTTCTTGCACCGCTTACACAATTTGACACTTCCTTGCTAATCATCGGAAATCCATACTTTTCACAAACTTCTGCGAATGAAATCTTAGGTTTTAAAATCACAAGGTTATCAAAAGTCTTGGCAAACTGCTTTAACTCTGGATACTGTGTTGGAACATCTACGAACACAAAAGGAATATTTTTATATCCGCAAACTACTCTGATTATATGTCCTAAAACTGTGCTGTCTTTGCCACTGCTAAATGACAGATACACGCCATCTTCGCCAAATTCATTTACCCAGTTTCTTATTCTCTCCGCTGTCATTAAAACCTTGATATTCAGCGGTAATGCCTGCCATTGGTATAATTCCTGCATTGTGTGTTTTGCCATACTCACACCTCGATTTCATCATCCTGTGGGAACTGAAAGTACTCTGTTGTAGCTTTCCGAAATTGTTCCTCACTCAAAATACTCTGCACTTCTTCAAAGCACTTTGAACCGGCTGTGCAATGATAAAACACATTATTTTCATACACTTTTCTAAGCATTTCCATAGCCTTAATTGCCTTTTCTTCGGTGGAATAAGTTGCAATAAGACTGTTCAGAAACACTTCCGGCGGTTCTGCGACATTTTTAACTGCAACAATTCCGTAATTTCCACCACTACTATTTAATATTGAAAAAACAAAGTTTTCATAAGGAACATCTGTTTTTCCTGTCTGTGAAATTACTCTCATATCAGTTCTCCTTAATAAGATAAATTAATAACAATGAATGGGTCTTCCTGCCAAGTTCTCTTGTGTGCTGGCTCATAATTGTCAATATCATCAAAATCTACTTTATCGTCAAAACTTGCTGTAACTGTCACTTCCTGCGTGTCGTTTTCATTCTCTCTGTCAAATTCTGCTTCAACGTCAGTATCATATTCAGCTTCACAGTGAAACTTAACTTCTGTATCTGCATTATACTGACTTAATTCCTGTATTAATTCGTATACTGTCATATCTAATCTCCTATTCTGCCTGCATAAATGGTGGTAATGTGCTATCTTCTGCCTGTTCTTCGGTTACTTCTGTAGCTGTACCCTCAATAATGTTGCTTTCTTCAAAATCAACGCTATTTGCATTTTCTTTAATCTCATCAGCAACAACCTTTTCTGTATCAAGTTTCACATCTGATATATTCTGAAATTCTTCCTGCGCATATAACCCTTGAAATCTATCTGGAAATGCTTCTCTTAAAGCCTGTACAACAGCTACTTTTCTAATCATTGTGGCTGGCTTTTTCGCCCATTGGCTGTTAAGCGAACCATCTTTTTTTCTTCCTGCATACTCATCAAAACCTACCGACTGATACTCGTCCTCTTTTCCGTCAATAAAGATTTTTGCCCAGCCACCTACGATAGTTTCGTTAGGTAAAACCATTGTTCCCTCTCGCTCTTCAACAGCTCCGTCCTTTTTAATTACAACAATTCCTGCTTTCTTTCCCTTATATCGTGGGTCTGCATTGGCTCTCTTTGTAAAAACATCTTTTCCAGTAACTATTGTGGCTGGGTCGTTGCTTCCATACTTAATAAGGTATGCTTCTCTCAAAAACGGATTTAAGTGCTGGTATCTGCATAATGACATAAACATCATTACTTCTCCGTCAGATACATTACCGCCGCCATTTACAAGGTATCTTCTTATCATTGTTGGAGAAATTTTTACCATTTCTCCATTTGATTCATATTCAACTAACTGTGTATTCTCTGCCATAATTATTCCTCGCTTTCATTTATTATTTTTAATTCAGCCTTGAGCTTTTCAATTTTCTCCAACTTAGCCGCAATTATTCGTTCCGCTCTAAGTCTAAATTCTTCTTTTACATACTCAAAGTTAGGCTCTGTAAGAAACAGACAATTATATTTTATTTGTCCAGCTTCGTCTTTTCTCACTATTCTAAGGTAGTTAGGGAAAGAACCTCTAACAGCCTTATATGTCTTAGATTTCTCTTCTGCTTCACAAACCTGTACTGTAATTCCTGTTTTTCCGTATCTTTCATCTGTATTCAATTCGTAAAAATAAAGTTTCATATTATCCCTCCACAATCTCTAATTTCTCGCTATCATTAACAATCAGCATGATTAACTGGCTATTTACCATTTCGGCAACTTTCTTCTGATTATCCGTACTAAGGCTTTCAGAATCATCTAAGATAATAGGCACTGATATGTCACTAATCTTCTGAATTGAATTACAAATATCAACTTTGCCTAAAATCCTGTTACCCTTGTTAGACATAGTTGTTAAAATGCTCTTTCCGTCAACAGTAGGTATGCAACAACTCTTGTAATTGCCGTTCTTGGCATATTCAAATAACTGCCACTTAACTAACCCAAAATGGCTGTTTACTGCTTCTGTCAAGGCTTCATTCTTTGCTTTGTCTAATTCGTCAAGCAAATCAAGAATTTTCTCGGCATTAGCCTTATTCTGTTCAGAATCAGTCCTTATCTGCTTTAATTCTTCAAGTCGCTGTTCGTCTGCTGCCGTATCGGACTTTGCAATCTGGCTTTCGCATTCTGCTAACTGCTGCCTTAAAGTTGTTTCCTGTGCTTTTAATTCTGCCTTAACCGCCGAAATATCATTAGCCTTGTGCATAGCTTCTTCTTTTTCGGCAATCTTCTGTTCAAGTGCCTTGTATTCTTCGGTGGTTGTCACATCAATTTCCTGTGGAAGTTCCGATAACTGCTTTTTAAGGTCTGCAATAGCTGTATTCAGCATTTCAAGGCTTTCTTTATGCTGTGGTAGTTCTTTCTGCAAATCTTCAAGAATCTTCTTATTTTCATCAAGTTTGCCCTTAATAAGATTGCCATTGTTTGTGATAGTCTTTAGTTCTTCTGCCTTGTGGCTATCAAAATCGGCTCTTAACTGTTCTTTCTTATCTTCGGGATATTCCTGTTTGCAATAAGGGCAAATAAGGCTGTTTTCGTCAAATTTGCGTTCATTCTCCGCTTTCCACTTATCCCTTATATCCTGTAAATTCTTATTTATGCTATCAATGGCATTCTGCTGATACTCAATGTTCTTTTCTGTATCGGCAATAGTCTTTTCTGTCTGCCTAACAAGAAACTGCTTATCAGAAATCCTGTTCTCAATATCTCTCCTAGCCTTAACATTATCCTCATTAGCCTTGCGCGACATATCACTAAGCTCAAATTTAAGATTGAGAATATCCGAACTAGCCTTGTCATATTCAGCCATCAGCTTGTCATTGTCGGTCTGCTTTGCCACGCAATCAGCAATCTGCGCTTTAAGGCTGTTCTTCTGTAATTCAAGGTCAGATATTTCAATAGCCTGTTTAAGCTGAATATCTCTCTCCTTTTCCTTAATCTGTCCGTCAAGAATAGGCAAATCCTTTGTGATTTTGGTCTTTGTAGCCTTATTCATAGCTGATAATTCTTCTGTTGTATATTTATCTAATAAAGGAACTAACTCGGTTAATTCGGCTTTCTGTGAAGCGATATCAAGGTCTGTAACATCTCCTACAAGACTGAATAAGTATTCTCTCATTTCTGCCGGCTTCTGATTAAGAAATGCGTTCACATTGCTGCACATCTTAAATACATTCATATCAACATCAAGGTACGCATTGAAGTCCTTTAATGTCTTAGGCACATCATTGATGAAATACTTGTTATCGTCCTTATAACTGCTGCCATCTTTGCTGTAAGTACGCTTCTGCACTTTCTTCATAGTTATTTCTTTTCCGTCAACATCAAGTGTAAGTTCAACACTTGTATCCATATCATCAACAGACTTTCCGTCAACTTCTCGTCTAACAACCGGATTATCCTTTAACTCATAATCGCAGTTGAACAAGCACCATAAGTAAGCTGTGGCAATAGTTGACTTACCCTTGCCATTCTTAGCCATAATCTTTGTAATGGCATAGAAGTCAAATTCTGCGTGTGCATAACACATAAAGTTTTCTAACACTACTCTTTTTAAAGTTGCTCTCATAAACAATATCCTTTCCTTATTATATATTCATAATGAACACATCATCTTCTATTGAGAAGTTATCAACTGTCTTATCTGCCAGATAATGCCGTCTGTCAAGTTCATCAAACGTGCCATCAAATATAACACCTTGAACTGGATGCCATACCTGACAACGCTTTTCATTATCTGCTGCCATACTAGCTAATTCTGAAACTGTAACATCACTATTCATCAGCATTCTCCTTTTCCTCTATAATCTCAACTCTGCCTACTGATACCTCATAAGCTACTCTGTTTTCAATTTCATCTTCGCTTATCTTCTTTGTATAAGGTCTTGACTGAAACCTGCCTGTCATTTCTATATGTGTTCCTATTGGCAAATGACCGACAAACTTAGCTGTCCTGCCCCAAGTTATGCAAGGTATATAGTCTGACTTGCCATATGCTCTGTTAACAGCTATGAGAACATTTGTTATTTCTCTTCCAAGTGGTGTTACCCTGTATATAGGTTCTTTGCAAATAAAACCTCTAAGAACTACATCATTATTAAAAGGTAGTTCTTCCTCGTTTTCATATATCTCTATAATTTCGGTAAAGATTGCTAATATCAGCTTACTTTTTTCACCTATATGCTCGTTGTAGCTTCTTATTCTTCCTGTAATCATTACGCAAGCACCTGCTTTTAATTCGTTCATATCTACAATTCTTTCAGATATAAGAACAGGAAGTATATCTACTGCTCCGCTAACCCTGTCAATAGAAATCATCATCTTAAAGAATTTTTCTCCAAAAACCTCGTGATTAAAAGCTGGTTCTTCTGCAACTAACCCAAAAACTGTAATATTGTTATTTCTCTCTTTCATCTTTAGTTCTCCTCTCTCTTTTCTACAAATCCAACAACTTTACCGCCGTCAATAACTGTATACATATCCTTTTTCTCGTACATATCAATACAATCCTGTACTGTTATTACTTTCTCATTTACCTGTTTCATACTGTTCTTTCCTTTCTTTTGCTTTAATCTTTAATGTTGTAACTACAATACATATAGTTTCTAGTATCATTCCGACAACAACGCCCAACATAAACCCCTGTATCATAGCTTATATCTCTCTTTCATTATTGTAGGCAGTTCGTAGCAGTCGATATAATCGTGAGTGTCTGCTATGTACTTCTTTTTCAGTTCACTCAAACCACACCCGTATTCGTGCTTTAACTGCCCTAAAATATCTTTTACAACTACTCTTCTTAAGAGTTCACAATGTTTATTTCTTCCTAAGAGGTAACTTGTTCTTCTGCCAATATGTGCCAGGATTTCAAGCTTTTCTACCTCATTAATCTGCTCGCCTTTTTCAGAAATAATAAATATCAATCTGCTAAAACTCCTTTCTAATTAATAAGCTGAAATATCATTGACACAACAAATAATATTGCTGATAAAATCCATAAATATTCAGCTATCTTGCTGTCTCTCTTTGCTTTCTTGTATGCCGCAATAGAGACTTCTAACTTGTTTCTTTCTGCTATCAATTCCTCTATTGATATGCTATATTGTGGTGTTACCTGCACTTCTTTTTCCATAAAACATTCCTTTCTTAAAACGCTGACTTGCCAACTTCCTGTGTGTAATCCGTTCCGTAACCTGAAGCACTTCTAAACGCTTCAATTACTGGGGAAATGGCGGTAAGTACTTTGATTGATAGCTCAATGTTAGTTTCTTCAAGGCGCTTATCGCCGCTTTTAATATTTCTGTAATCATCCACAATATCCATAGCGATATGCTGCGCAAATTCATCAATGCTTATAAAACGAGAAGCTTCTTTCTCGGCGATTACGCTTTTTCCATTTTTGTCTGTTATTGTGTATCTTTGCCTTTCCAACTCTTACTCCTTTCTTAAAAACTCATACCTATCTGTGCATTAGCTTCTTTTACCTGTTCAGCAAGGACCATAGGCAACGCATAATCATCTATAAACTTGTGTACATTATCAATGTACTTTCTTCTTATGCTCTTATATGTTGTTACGCAACCAAACTCACGTTTTAACTGCTTATATATGTCAGAATATACTGAACTGCGAATACTGCCGTTCTTATAAGCTTCGCTATCCTTGCCACCAAGTACAATTACGCCCTTTCTATTAACATGCTGTTTGACCTCATCAATCTCACAGCCGTAAAGAGGTGTGTTATCCTTAAGCTCTGTCATATCTTCTTTGATAGAGTTAACAGCCTGCTCAAGTTCTGTATAGCCCTGTGCTAAAAGCTGTATCTGACCGCTTGTTGTCTTTGGCATACTATAACCGCCTGTCTTTCTGATTGACGGAAGTACTTCTGATGTTACCCACTTACGAAACTTCTTAGCGTTAGGTTTATCACTTCTTAAGATAACTGCATACAGACCGCTTTCTGTTATGAAATTTGTCTCTCCTGCACGACTGCCTAGATTTAATCTAGTCAGTTCATCTTCATCTAATCTCTTTGCTACATCTGTAGCGTTTTTGATTTCCAATGCCTTGCAAATATCAATTAAACAAAACATAGGTTCATCATTTACTAATGCAGTTCGGATTTCTCCAAACTCTGAATTGCTAAAAATTTGTAAATTATCCATATAACTCCTTTCTGCATTTCTGTGTTATAATCCTCTTATTCTAAATAGGAAAAGAGGTGAAAATATGTTTCTAAAATTTCAAATAACTTGTACTTGCCACAATAGATATACTGTTAATGAAAGTGTATCTGCCGACAAGATTATTTGCCCTAACTGTGGTCTTGAATATCCTCACTCTGACAAAGTATTATCTATGCTCAAGACTGCTAAAGAAATACCTGACAATACATCTTTTGAAAAATGTTGTATTAAGGCTATTTCTGAATTTGAAGATATGAAGAATTGTCAAGAATAATCTTCATATAATCTAAAAACCCTTTGGCTTCTAAAACGGATAAGTTATGTTGGGCAATTAATGCTTTTGTGTCAGCAATCAATTCGCTTATATCTTGTCCGTTGCAGTGGAGCCTTTCATAGAAGCAACTTCCCTCTATCGTTTTTGTCATTTCATTTTGGATAGCTTTTCTTGTGACTTCTGCCATTCTTACTCCTTTCTGTCATTGTTACATTCCTTATCACTTTTTTCTGCCATATTCTCAACTTTTCCAAGAATATAACCCTTGTCGAAATCCGACATCTTAGGAATTGCTTCTTTTAGTTTCTCAACTACTTCCTTTTCCTTTTCACTCATTTAATTCACTTCCTTTCTGTGATATAATTCCTTAAAAACTAAGGAGAATTATTATGCGATACGAACCTACACATCCAAATATGGATGACTTATTCCCACAATCCACAATACCCAAAATGCCTACATATGAAAAAGGCAAATCTCCATATGAACTTATGGAAAGTCAATCCGCCTATCTTGAAAAGACAAGCAAAGAACTTCACGATATGGCTCAATCCGCTAAATCCCAAGCTGATTCAGCTAAGGAAATTGCTGAAAGTTCCAAAACACAAGCTGATGTTGCGTTAAAAACATCAAGTAAAGCTGATATTAAAGGCTGGATTTCTGTGATTGTTTCTATCATCTGTGCTTTAATGGAATTTGCTGTACATCATTCAGAAATAATTGATTTTGTCAAAACTTTGGTAAAATAAAATGGCAAAAAATCTGAAACAGCAAAACAAATATTGATAGCACTAATGCAACATCTGAAACAGACGGTTTCTTCATTTTTTCATCTCCTTTCTGTTCATCTGATGTACACATACTAGCACATCTAATATACAATGTCAACACTTTTTGTTGACTTAATGTACATTTTATGTTATTATACTTTTTAAGAAAGGAGGAGCTACTTATGAATGAGAGAATTAAAAGAATCAGAAATAGCCTAAACATAAGTCAAACTGATTTTGCTCAAAAACTATCTATATCCCGTTCTGCTGTTTGCAAAATGGAAAGCGGAGAAAATTATCCGTCAGAACAGACAATAAAGCTAATGTGTAGTGAATTTTCTGTTAATGAAGAATGGCTGCGAACTGGCAAGGGAGAAATGTTTATAGAGAAATCCAAAGATGAACAGATTGCTGAAATGTTAGCTGATATTCAGACAGGCGGTGAAGATACTTTTAAGCACAGGCTTGTATCTGCATTGTCTAAGCTGAATAAAGAAGATTGGGAAAGCTTGGAAAAACTGATTGACTTGATAAATAAGGAGTGATAATATAGTAATCAGGGAAAAGCCTAAAAATAAGCTTAAAGGGAAGTGCTCTCAAAATATGTTTCTCGACAATTCATATTTGACACTCAACTCTAAAAAGACCGAGGAATTTACCTTCGGTCTTTTTCTTTTACTTTAAAAGTGCTTTAATGTAGCTGTATATTGTTTTTAGCCAATGATTATTATTGCAATTATTGATTAATTCGATTATCTTCTGTCTGTACTCTTCATTCTCCATTATGTACCCCCTAGCCGCACTCCGATAGCGATACGATTATTATAGAACACACGTTCTATCGTGTCAAGTGTAGCGGCGATACTGCCAACGCCAATCAAACAATATCGCCTGCCAGAACTTGAAAATGTTTAAGGGTCTTTTCTCAAAGACAAGTTTATTATACATTTATCGTTAGTATATTTCAAACACTTTCGGTCGTGTTATTCTGACACTATTCGACAACTAACTGGAACTTGTCGATTGCATTACCCATAACGCCTGCATATCCGTCCATTCCATTTGATGTTTCATTGTCTATCTGTTCTGGATAGAAGTTGCGGTTATTGAATACAGATACCATATACTTTGCATACTTCCAAGGCTCACCCTCTGGCGTATAGTAAATGATTTCTATTGCGTCAATCTCGTGCTTCTTGTCACCTGCATAGCCATTATCGTAATCGTCATAATTAAAGCCAGTAACATAAGGAAGCCAATCACCGCCCTTTAAGTGAACTCTGTACTTAACTGAACCTCTGCTGACCTTAATAATAAGTGCTGTGATAGCTTTATTGTCGCCTGCACCAGCCCAATCTTCTCTGTCCTCTACTTCGCCCCACCATCTGTCTGTATAAGCGGCGTATGTAGCGTATACGTGTTCATCTGTGTTATCCTCTGTGTTGTCTTCTTCGCTGTTATCCTCTGTGTTATCTTCATCATTATGAAAGCCATAGAATACAGACAAGTCGCAAACTCCGTCTACTCCGTCAATTCTTGCGCTAGAAGTATACTGCCACCCCGCAAGATAATGGTCGATACTGGGTGTCTTATCTGCGTTAACATCATCATTTAACTGCATTTCATCATAGTCTAAGTAGTAACGTGCTATCCAGAACGGACAATCTAAGTCACTAGGGTTTGTATAAGGCTTGATGTAGCTACCATAAAATGATAAGCCAGTATATACACCGAACTGATAGCCTGCTTCCTCGATAACCTCTTTGTAAGCCTTGATAATGTCGATAAGCTCTGAACCTAAGTTCCGCATACATTCATCTTCAACGTCCATCCAAACTGTTACTTTACGTCCGTCAAGTACCTCTAATACTCTTTTAGCCGCTGCGATAGCTTCTTCTACTGTCGGTGTGTATACATAGTTATATACACCACAGATATGCACACCTGCTAACTGACAGCCTTTCCAGTTGTTTTCAAACTGCTTATCTGGGTCAAAATCACGTCTGATAACCTTAAGAATAGCGTGAGTAAGCCCTGCCGCCTTAACTCTGTTCCAGTCAATATTACCATTCCACGCTGAAAAATCTCCACACTTAATCATACTAAAATACCTCACTTTCTACTGTCCCTGTTATATTTACATCTGAACTAACTGTGTTATCTTCTGTACTGTATGTTGCCTTGTAAGTGTTTTTAACACCATTAAGGAAGCTCTTAAGTTCGCTGTCTAGTGCTGTATCATTTGCTAAGTATGCCGCAAAATCATTAAAGCTAGCTGACATACTAACTGTGCCGCTTTCGCTGATTGTAGCTGACAGATAAGCCACCTGTTTAAGTGTTCCGTCTGAATTTTGAACAGATAATGTTCCGTTCTTCTGAATTGATGAGTTGATGTCTAACATTGTGTTTTACCTCCTAATTTGTATTAAAAAAGGACACCCGAAGATGTCCTTAATTACTTAATTGCTTTTCCAATTTTTTAATTCGGATATTCTGTGATTGTACAGTTGCAACTAAATCCGCTATTAATTCATCATAACGTAATGCATATCTTGCTGTTAATTCTTTAGTTGTGTTTCCGTCTTCATCTGAAACTTGTATCTCGTAGTTATCATCATTAACCTTTTTATCTATAAATAATCCCCAGTCATTATTGCCCATTTTTTCTTTAACTTCTTGTGCAATAAAGCCGTGGTGTAATCGGTTGGAAGTACCATCTTTCATCCTAAATTCGCTTGGAATTAGGCTGTATATAAAGTCAGCTGTTTGTTCTATTTCTAATGCCTTAATATCTTTTTTTACATTTCTGTCGGAGTCCGAAGCTATTGTACCAATAAAACCGCCCATTGCAGTAATTGAATACTTAGCAATCATAGAACCCATTAAAGAAACTTCTGTCTGTGAGTAAAAATTTTTGTAAGTATCATTATTATAAATTCTAACATTTGTTGCAATTTGCGTATCCGAATTAGGATTGTTGCAATAAAAGTTTGCAATTTGAGGATTACCATCACCGCCTACATTAAGACCTTTAATTGCAAATAGATTACCATAAACACTCAAATCTTGAGTTAGCATATTGCCATTGCCGTAAACAGTCCACAGAGGAGAGAGTTTTTGCGGATTATTCCCTGCTTGAATTCCTTTTTGAATAGAATATATCCAAGTACTATCGCCGGAATTTTGCTGATAAGGTGATATCCATACACGTCTTAAGTATCCATCATTTGCCAAAGTGTCCGCTTGCAAATATCCCTCGATGTTCCAATCTCCAATTTTTCCGCTTGTTAAATATCCAGTTCCAGTTATAATAGCGTTGCTTGCATACATTAACCCATCGGCTCGTACATACCATTTTTCTTTCCAATTTTCTGATATTGAACTTCCTTCGTTTGTTAATGTAGCGAATACCCAATCCGTTCCTTTTGATGGAGTTGTCATTCCTGCCCAATACTTGCTATCTGGCGTAGTAGAATTAATAGAATTATTAGCTATATTCCACTGCGCAATCTTCCCATAATTCGCAATTATATTATTACTTGTTATTGTTCCATCTGCGGTAATGCTAGTATTCGTACTGTTTAACGTAAACCTATTGCCACTTAAGTTAAGACCGCCTCTTGCAGTAATATTTATTGTATCTGCAATAGCTTCTATAGCACTCTTAAGCTCACCTGTTTTAGGGTCTTTTTTGATGTATAAATCAAGACTTGTTTTGGTTGCATAACTTTTTAAATCGCTCGACTTAGCGTAAGTTCCACTAAGTGCCAAACTAATACTTGAACCATTATCATTAATTTCCTGCGTAATTTTGTTAATCATAGTAGTTGTTGTACTATAATTATCTGTTAGATTTTTCTTTGTTTGTGTTAATTCTGTTGATATGCTATCAAGATTAATCTTAAGGCTAGCGTTCTGATTAAGCATATAGGCTAATTGTGTGTTAGATACCTCTTTCCAGCTCCAATTTCCTTTATCATCTTTAACCCAACGCCAAGTTTTTTGAGCTGTTTCGTTGTATGCTATTGCTCCGTGATGTTTAGCATATTCATCATTGCTAAAAGTCCATACAAGGTTATCACTAGGGTATAAATCATTTGCCGGGTAAATCGGTATGTGCCAGTTCATAGCTGGATAATTATCTTTGTTAGGTGTTTCTGTTACTGTATACACCATAAAATTATCGTTCGTTTGTTGGTATAAGTCAGATAACGTAATTTCGTAGCTATCTAACTTCTGATTAACAGTAGAAAACTTAGTCTGAATGCTTTCAGTATCAACATTGCTAGTCCACCACAGTTTGTTAGTGATAAAATCACTAGCAACTTTCATCATACCGCCCCATTGCGTGTAATCCTTGTCAGCGCCAGTCTTGATAGCTTGCATAATAACATTAAGTGTCTGTCCCTCGTTGTCCAGATAAATTTTATTGCTCTTAAGTGTATGTGTGTTATCGTTATTGATAACATTGAATAGCGTTTCAATATCTAACTTGCTTGCATTGATATTAGCATTATCTTGAACAACATCATCACGAACAACTTTTCTTGTAACACCTTTTTCAGTAAGTCCCAAGGCATCAAACATAAGATTTCCGGATTTATCCCAAACATACATATTGTAGTCTGAATTAGCGTCTTTACCTATCTGAACTCTTATTCTGTCAGTATCTTTAATGATAATTGTGTTGTCTTGCCAATAAGACATTCCATTTTCGCTGTGAACCTTAAACTTAGTTGTATTAAGGTCAAGTGCTGTAATCTTGCTCGCAGCTATGCTGTCAATCATAGCATCTTTAATCTGTGCATTGCCGATAACACTTACAACTGCATTAGCGAATTCTGTTGTTAAGCTTTTACCTGTCGCTGAACCAAACATTAAGGTCTTAATGTCTGCTACATCTGCGTTTAACACACCTACATGTGCATAATCCGCTTGTAACTTAGCAATATTAGCTTCATTAATTGTAGCCTTGCTCACTGTTAAATTAACAATTTCCGCTGTGACAGCTTCAATCTTATTAGTCTTTAGTTGGTCGATATATGCTTGATGTGCCTTTAAATTCTCAACATTGGCATTAGTTATATCAGCATTTTCAATAACTGCCTTGTTGATTAAGACTAAATCGGCGTAGTATCGTTCCATTTGCTTAGTAATTGGACCGCTAGCGATATTGCTGTTTTCTGTGTCAGATTGTCCGATAGATGTAACTGTGTCCATCAAACCACCGTCACATTCGTGCTCAATCTGCATTATTGGTACTTTGTAATCAACACCGCCCTTGTTGACAGTAATAATGTCACCTACCTCTAATCGCCAATCGCCTAAAAACTTAACTGTAAGCGGTCTGAACTGAAAGCCACCTATCTTGTTGTAGACCTCATTTAAGTTTTCTTGTGTCATAAACGGATTAGCAAAGCTAAGTCCTGTCGTTCCGTCACCAGCGGTTATTTCACTTGTTTTACTATCACCGGACTTTGTATTGTTACAAGTCAGTTTCCTTATCGTAAAATCCTTACTAGTGGTAAAAGTAACCCCTTGCTGATAGTATTGGTGTCCGTCAAGCACGTAGCCGCTATCCTTATACCATTTAATTTCAAGGTTTCCGTCAGAATTGATAGCCGCATTACTGCCTTGTAACGTAGCCATATAGCCAATCATTTCACGCATTGTATAACCTTGTGGCTTATCTGTAATTGTATGTGTGTTTGTTATGCTAGTTGCTAACTGTATGCCTAATTTTGTGCAGATTTCCTCTAAAATAGCCTTATCCGTACTAGGATAAGTCAATTCTGAGAAGTAACCTTTTTCCGCTTTGTACATTTTGTCATAGGCTGTGTACTTAGTGTATTCGCCGTTGCTTTCTTCTTTAGCTACAGTAAATATGCCTATCTGTACATACTCAATTCCACTATCACTCTTAACACCCTCAAAAATAGTTATGTCTTTATTTTCAAGCGTGATTTCTGGATTATAAATAGAAAAGGTAACACCGCTACTGCAAGTGTTACCTATGGAAATGCTATTGTTTGGATTGATTATATTGCTGTACTTAAACTCATTAAGTGTCTGATTGTATTCTTTTCCGTCAACTAAATATTTGCTGTAATATCTTGCATACAGCAAGTTGAAGTTCGCACCCCAATTAATATTTTTCATTAGGTTGCTCCTTTCTGATGATTAATCCTTAATCATAAAGCTAAGTGCGATAATCTTAGCTGGCTCAATGGCTTCGCAACTATCAAATGCACTTATATCAACTTTTGTGTATTCAGATACTTCTATCTCCTGTTCTCCTAATTCTTCAAGTTCTGATTTTATCTTATCGCTGTCACCCTTATTTTCTTTGTGTATCTTTTGCATCGTTTCTACAACTGCCTTAAAGTGTGGCTCTAATGCCTTGATATTGGACAAAATGATAATTGCTAATCTGCCACCCATTTTAAGCTGTGCTACACTTCCAAGTGCTTCATAATGTGCTAAAACTTCATTTCCTGTTATTTTCATAGTTAATCTCCTTATTTCTGAATTAAACTTAATTTTGTTCCGACTATTAATCCGTCCTCATTCTTTGCTCTTGTGAGATACGGATATGTCACATCTCCTGTGTATATTGTCATTTCCTTTTGTTGACCGCCTAAGAACAAGACTTGTGCTGTTGGGAATGGGTTATTTTCATCGCTAATCACATTGTCAAGCAATAATGCCTGTTCTCCTGTTAATGGCGGTAATTGAAGCTCTACTTTGTCTTTAATAGCTACGATTGTGCCTACCATTTCGCCGTAGTCATTTCTTCCTGTATTCTTAGACCATATCTTATTTCTGCTGTATGTGTAGCCGTTATATGCTACTGGGAATGTAACTCCCTCGATAATTACAGCACTTATCATTCAATCGCCCCTTTCTATCTAAAAATGGATAACAAAAAAGGAACATATCATCTCTGATACGTTCCCTTAGTTTTATATATTGTTGTTTTTAATATTATTTTAAAGGCTCTTAAAATCAAATTAATTTATATTGTTATTCATTTAGTAGATTATAGTAAGAATATCCCCACCAACGCTTGCTGTGTTAGTAATTTTTAGATTTCCAGTATTAGCTAGTTCAATACTAACTTTTGAATTTTCTTTAAGAGCGTGAATAAACATTCTATCTTTAGTTTCTCTTCGCACTACATAAGCCCCCATATCAAATGCTGTTTCATATATTAAAAGCATTGTGTTTAATGGTATATATATTGTTTCATTTGTATTTATAAAATATTTATTTATAGCGTTGTTTAGATTATTTCTCAACAAAGCAACATCTGCATTAAGCCGTCCTGTGTTACCAGTATAAGATACAAAATCATCATAGGTGGCGGATAGGTTAGTTGTGAGCATTGGCTTAAAAACCGCATTATTTAATATTGTACCTGTATAAATAACTATTCGAAGATATTTAAAAATATCATTTGATGTTTTGTTAATTATACTACCATTACCATAATCAATACCTGTTGAATTACCTTTATATTCAAAGTCAAGTTTAAAACTTGTTGTAGAACCTCCTTGTGGACATCCTGTTAATTTATATTTTCCAGAAGCAATTTCTATATTACTTTGTAGTATAAAAACTGCATTATCACTAGCAGTACCATTCAAAGTATAAGTACCATCTCCATTATTGGTACAAGTAATTCCATTCTGAGAGGAAGTTTTAAGTGTTGGGTTTAATAAATTAGTGCAAATATTATTAGTTATATTGTTGCTGTTTAGTTCACTTATCATACTATTGTTATTCTTAATACCGTCTTCCATATGATTAAGTCTGTCTGGGCTTAATGGAGTACCGCCACTAGTGCCAGCTTTCCACGCTTGCTTTATGTATTGTATAAAACTCATAGTAAAACCTCACTTTCCAAGCACACAAAAAGGACACCTCACAATTAAGCGAAATGTCCTTGTCATTTTGCTATTTATTTGTTATTATTGACGTGAGCAACTTATATGTACTCATATGTGCTAATCAGAACAGGTCTACCCAACTTGTTCTGTTTTTTTATAGCTGTAAATTTCTTACAGCTATTGAATTTTCTTTCTGTTTGAGCTATTATATCTCACAAGAGAACTTATGCAACATTATTGAATAATTGCAGTATAAATTCTCTTCCAAGTTGGGTAATTCGTCTATGATAGATTACTTTACCGCTGTCAAGAATTTCTTGTTTAATTTCCTCATATCCCATACTGCTGTATGGTGAGTAAAGAACCCAAGTTCCATTGACATTGTACTGAATTTTTCTATCAGCAAGCAACTTGTTAAGTTGAATAGCAGAATTTAAGTTCAGCTCTTTAGCAATCTCCGTCATTGTATATGTTTTATTGACGTGTGTTAAGATAGCGTTCTTTCTTTCTGCTTCAACTCTTGCTTGCCTTTCTTTTTTTAACTTTGTTAATAATTCTATTCCAAAGTCTGGATTATTCAGTATTTCATCAATAACATTATCGGTAGCATATATTCCATTCTTACGAATTGACGGAATAATCTCATCAGCCACTAATGCTTGAAATTTCTCTGCTGTTTCATTTTTGGCTTTCATTGCTAGTCGGTAGAAGATGTTTTCTGGGATAAAATCTGGACAATTCCCTTTGTAATTGCCGTTGCAACTTCCTGCAACGACCTTTAAATCTGTTAGATAATTGTAGACCGTATTCCACCTAACAACCTCGTTGCCACTTGCTGCAACGGTGGTAAACCCAAGTCCTCTAGCAACATTTTCCAATCTTAAGTACGCAACGCCATTCTGCTCATAGCAGTCTACGCCGCAAATATTCTTAGTGTTCATCGGTGCCTTAATCTCATTGTGAGTGTCATCTTTTGTAGTTGGATTATTATTATAACTCATTATTTTACCTCCTACAAATTTATCATTTGCTCAAAACAGAACTTATTGCGTAGTGGGAGTATATGCCCACAATGCCTCACGCAATAATATTATGCCACTTCCTTTGTAGTCTTGTCCTGTTCCTTTAAATCAAAATTATTAACATTGTCCTGAATAGTTTCTAATTGCTGTAAAACTCCTATGAGAACATATCCTATTCTTTCATTATCCATATTTGCTAAAACTTCTGTTATTGTTGCATGTGCAATTTCCGAAGCTATGTCAATATTTGTTACGATTTCTACATTACTCATCTGTTTTTCCTCCAAAAAAATCTTGATTTTTCCAAAGGAACGTAGTAATATAACTATATTCCTTTGGAATATCTTGATTGAGTAGTCACTATAAGTTTTGACCGACTTGTGGCTACTCTTTTTTGTTGTCTTTAAGTTCTTTTTCTACTAACCCTATGCCTTTCATAATGGTATCAGTTCTTGTTAATTCCAATTCATCAGCACATTTCTGAATACGATTAGCTTCATCTTTTGTTATTCTGATGTTGAGATTAACATTTCTAGGGTTTTCCTTATGTGGTCTTCCTGCTGGACTAATAATAATCACTCCTTTCAATTATTGCCCTTGCAATATTTATGTTATAATAATAACTGCCCTTGCAATAATTGTCAAGCGCTTTTAAATAAAAAACGGAACGTACCTTTTAATACGCTCCATTAAAGGGATTATTTTTCTATAAAACGTGGTATAAAGCTAATACTGTTATAACTGCCAGCTCCATTGTTTTTGCAATTAACAATCAAGCCATATGCGGTTATTTTATCGCCAGCTTTATAGTTTCCACTTTTTAAATTAAAATCTTTTGAAAAATATATGTATATTTTTTCTTTGCCGTATTCGCTTTTATTCTTAACAACACCTGTAAAAAATCCTGCCTGTAAGCTATTTACTTTTTATTCTTAAAGTTCTATTAACTAACACTTTCCATGTATTGTAATCATCAATAAACTTATAAATATCCTTATGCTGATTTAAAAAGGCGTATACTGCAAAATAATTAAATCCTCTAATATATTCTGGTGGTGGATTATCTTTCGTTTTTCCATAATCACATATTGCAAAAAAATTTCCATAATTTCTAACAGTAGTGTCGAAAACGTCTTGCTGTTTCACCATTTTTCCTGTGCAACTATTGTAATAATTAATTAACTTGTCTGTTGTTTCTTTTTTAATCGCTGGGTAATCATATTTTTCATTGTACTTCAATATTTCTGTCATTGAAATGTACGTTGCATGAAATTCAGACCAAAGCCTTATATAATCATTTTCGGTCAATTCTCTTTTGTTCTTTATCCCGAATTTTTCTCCAATGATAGTAAAGTCATCAATATGAGTTAATTCATGATGTGTTGTTGATATCATATTTACTAAATCATTGCCATACTTAATGTATACTTCAAATTGATTATTAATCGTTGGGTACACTAGCCCAAATTCTTTCCCACTAAGCATTTTAGCATAGTCACTGTCAATTTTATTAATAGCCTCATATATATTATCAACAATTAATATTGAGTTATTCCAATCTTGAATATCACTTTGTATATTACGTTCTTGCACCGTTATAAGTGTATGAGCTTTAATTCCTGCTTTGCTTATCTCCATATTACTTTTCCCTTTCCTTTTTATTTCCAAAATAGCAACATACCATTGTTCCACTAACGTATATCACTATAACGAATCCAAGGGATAAATCTTCTCTCCGAAACCATTCAGACATATTATAAAGCTCTTCTTTTATAAAGTTTCGTGTTGATACTTCCGCGCTTGTTTCTGTACCTTTTTCATTTTTCTCTGTGCAAAACTCCAAATAATCTTGAATTTCACTGCCTGTTCTTCTGCCACTATCTTGTAGATACCATATAAAAGTCGCAGATAATAACACCCAAATAATTAAGCATATCGCTTTCCTTTTCATTGTGATACACCCCCTTGCTATCCTAATGGTTAGAGTATATCACAACATTGTATTAAATTCAATTATATGTTATATGCAGGCAACCCAGTCATTGCTGTGTACATATTTGCTTGCTTTTGTGTAACTCTGAATATCTCTTGTCCGTCAATTTCTATTGTTCTTCCATTTTCAACAGCGTATATTAGTTGCCTTAATAACATATTAGTTTCTGTCGTGGCGCTATTATCCATATTAATCTGTGGCATTGTAGGTATACTAGTATTTGCATTAAATTTACTTGCTTTTGTGCTTTGAATAATATCGCTAGTAAAGTCGCCTAAAGAAACCTCAACAGGTTTGTAATTAAGCTCCATACCTTGTTTGAAGCCCTCTATCGTGTATTCACCTATCTGTTTCATAACTCTTGATGGACTATGAATGTCTAAGGCATCTCTTATTGTATCAGATACGTTATCTGCGATGTATCTAGCTTCGCTGAAAATACTGTTTTCCATACTTTCTAAGCCATCATAGAAACCTCTGCCTGCATAATGACCTATATCCCATAATGAATCATATATGCCATCAAAGCCGGATTTAACATTGTTAACGTAATCATCAATCGTACTATACGTGCTACCTAAATTGTCAGATAAACCATTGTTAAAGCCCTCAACAACCCATCTTCCGTATTCTTCCGCACGCCTTGATGGTGAACCAAAATTCATTGCACTATCGTGAATATTTCTATCTAATTCATCCATCCAATCTCTTACAGCATTGTTGCTTCTATCAACATTATCAACAATTCCGTCAACAAAGCCATCTACTGTATTTCTTCCATAGCCCTCTACGTCTACTGCTTCTCCTGCTTCATTTAAAGCAGAATCAAGCATTTCTTGCCAATCTTCCTTAAGTTTAGGCTTTGTGTTGTTAACACCAACATTGGAATAAACTCTAATACTATCAAATAGCGATGTTGTGAGCTTGTCTGCCGCTTCATCAGCGTACACGCTTCCGTCTATTCCTAACTGATTAAAGCCATCTTTAACAGAATCAAGTGCTGGGTCTAATGTGCTTTTACGCCATTTCTCAATAACACTTTTAATATAGTTTTCTTTTGTTGTAAATATTTTAGCTATTGGATTAAGATTTTCATATTTTACTGTTGCTTGCTCTACTACTGATGGAAGTTGATTGAGTAAGTTATACTGTACTTGATTAGCATATTGCATATATGCCGCGTCTATTCTCTCTGTGCCTTGTTGTACTTGCGTATCACTAGCGCCATATAAACTTGACCAATCAAATTGACTTGCATCTATTCCTAAAGCTGTAAGCCTATCTCTCATATCCGTTATAGCTTGTGACGATTCCGTTCCCAATGTAGATAGGTTATCTTTTCCGTTTTGCGCCGCTGTTACAACTTCATTTACAGCCTCACTAAATCTTTGGACATCAAGTCCGGATTCTGTCATATACTGTGATATATCTAATGCGCCGCCAAATCCTTGAATAGCAAGTGTCGCATTATCAACCGACTTGTCACTATTAATAGAAGATATTTTATCTATTAAAGGCGTAGCCGCATTTAAGAACTCTTCTTCTGATATTTTCCCATCATTAAACTGCTGTATAAGCGTTTCTAAATCTGAACTCATACTTGTAAACGATTCATTTCCTTTGTCGCGTAAACTTGCTAATTGTGCCACATACTCTGGAATTGCAACGCCTTGCGCTTCAAGAATATCTTTCCAAGCACCTACAACATTACCAACGATAACATCATATTCATCATTGAATACATTTTTAGATTCACTTAATAAGTTTTGGAATTGTTCTATAATTTCCGGCATTTTTTCATTAGTTGTGTATGCTCCATCTTCAACCGCTGTTTTTAAAAGATTTACATTATCTGTTGTTTCTTCAAGATTTTCTTTTGCTTCTGATATATTTTTAAGTTTGTCTGTGGTTTCAGTTATACCATCTGTTATTTTCCCAAAAGAGTCTTTGGCTACATCGCCTAATTCTTTCATTGTAACAGTTCCAGTATTTTGCAATGCTGTAAACATGCTATTAAATTCTGCTTCTTTTACAGCTTGTGAGATACCCACTATTGACGATATTAAGCCCATAGCACCTACTATTAATGCTGTAAATGGGTTTGATAAGCCTATAAGTTTTAATGCCGCTGTTGCCACACCTACGCCGCCTGCTATTTTAGCAATAGAAACTACAAGGTTGTCGCTCCCTACCGCCAGTTCATAAAAGCCGCTCTTAACAAGTGAAAACTCTGCAAATACACCTATAACACCTATTGCACCTTTCTGCAATACTGACATTTTACCTCTAATAGTTTCAATTCCCTCATTAAATGTAGCAAAAAAGCCATTGTCATTTAAAGATGTTTTAAGGGTATTAAAGGTTTTATTAACATCAGTTACAGTTTTGGCTGTCTTTGGGTACATAAATGTTAGTGCCGAAGCCGCCGCCTTATTTCCATTAAGTGCGCCTGTTGCCGCCGCTACTGTTGTTGCAAATTTATCAAGTGTCTTGTACGTTTTTACTATACCAGCTACAACTGCTGAACTGCCTATCGCCTTAAGCACTTTAGGAACTGCCACAAGCGATATAAGAAGTGTTTCTATAGGCGCTTTAGATAGCATACCTAAGTATAATTCAATAGCCGCTTTTAAGCCTTGCACAAGCACTTTAGCCGCCGATTTAAACACCTTAGTCCAATTAATACCTGCAAGGAAATCGCCCATTTTCTGACCGATTTTAAACCACGGAACATCATCTATAGCTTTTGCAAACCAATCAAAAATTCCTGCCACTAGGTTAGATGTATCTTGCCCCGCCTTAAAGAAATCACCAACTGCAAAATCTTTAAAAATCTGTTTAACAGGCTCGAGTGCTTTCTCTATTCTGTCTGCCCAAGCAACTGCCGAATTTTCCATATTGGCAAATGCTTTATTCCACGCCGCTTCATAATCAGCCGCCGCCTTAGCAATATCATCTGTCAAATCAATAGTGCTACCACCGCCGCCACCGCTTGAACCCTTGCTTGAGCTTGTATCGTCCTGCAATTTATTAATTTCATCAAATCCCATAAGAGATAATGTAGCTTTCTTGGCTGAGTCAGCTACATCTTGGTAGCCATCTGAAATATCTTCTAAGCCGTCTGATGTATCTTTGTAGCCACTTTGTCCAAAACTCTCGAAGTCAATCTTAACACCCATTAAAGAAGCAAGATTGACTAATAATCTTTTGATTACAATAGTTACTCCGTTTACTACTGGCATAACCTTTGAAAGAATTGGGATAAATAGCTGTCCTGCTACCATTCCTACCTCTTTCATATTGTTACTGAACTGGCGTAACATATTACTTGGACTGTTAATCGTATTGGCTAAATCGCCCCAAGATACTTTACTTTGGTCTAATATCGCTAACACTCTTAACTGTTGTTTTTCCATCTGTGTCATTTCAGACACCGACTTAGAAATGCCTAAGTTGTAAGCATACGTCGCTAATGTAGCATTGGTAATATCAATACCATACTTGTACAATGCCCTCGATTGTCCGATTAAACCGCTTTGTAAGTTCTGTGCTACTGTTGAATAGTCCACATTGAAAAGTGAGCTTATATCGCCCGCAAGCATTGTCATCGACTTTGTTATTGCTGTTGTTGCTTCACCCGTCTGTCCTAATGAGTTAGTGACAGAAGCTAACTGTGAAGCGTACTGCGTTATCTCTTGTATGTTAAGTCCTAAGTTCTTTGCTCCGCTTTCTTCAAGCAAACCACCTTGAACATTAACTTTTAAGCCAGATAGCTTTCCGAGAGTATCGTTTACTCTGCTTTGGAAGCTCTCTGCATATGCTGTTGCGTTATCATATCCGTACTTTTCGTAATCTTTATCCCACTCTGAACCAATCTTGCCAAACGCTACCGCTTGATAGTTGAATGCTTCAATGTAATCTGTTGTTGACTTAATTGCTTCTATAAGTTTCTTACTGCCACGAATTACCATAAAATAAGTGGCATAAAACTTACCTATCGCACTTGCTAAGTTCCAACTGCTTCTAGTTGCTGTCCTAGCACTTGTAGACACGCCATACAGTGACTTTTGAAGTGAGTTTGAAGAAGTACCCACCTTGCTACCTTGACTAGCAAGATTAGCCAATGCGTTAGTCATTTGAATAACGTTCTGACTTACTGTTGGTGCTCTTGATAGCGTTGTCATTAAGCCATTTAAAGCATTACCTAGCTTTGGAATGTTTACAACGGCATTTTCAATACTTTTACTGCCTAGCTTACCAAGTGACTTTGCAAATTCTGTGACCTGTGTTGCATTTTGCGGAATAGCTGATATGCTTGCAACTGCCTTTGTGACAGCTTGAAGTGATGTAGCTGTGTTAGTTAGTGCAACTGAATCAACAGAACCTATCTTTGTGATATTCTTGGCGAGCCTTGTAAAATCTGCTGTTCCTGCGTTCATATTCTGCATAGCAGAGCCTAACTGACTAACACCATTTGCAAGACCGCTTAGTGATGAACCATTCACAGTTGCAAGTGATGTTGACAGCCTTGTAAGCTGATTTATCAGTTTATCAACAGAATTGATAGCTTTAGTGGCAGTACCGGTAATTTTGACTTCTAACGAATCTAATTCCACGCTTTATACCTCCGGCTTATCATTTTTAGGGTGTGTTAAATCCCAGTTTGCTTTTCGTATTTTCATATTCAAGACAAACTCTTCTCTCTTTCTTTGTATTTCATCTTCACCGTTCTCTTTTTTGTTAATATCTCTATAAATAGGCTTGTCTGGGTATTCAAGCTCGCCTTTACCCCAAGCACCACTTCTAACACCTATCTTGATTGCCGGGAGTATGTAGTTACCTACTGCAAGCCATATATCTGAATCCATTCGTTGTCTTTCAAGTTTCTTACCCTCTACAACTGCCCATAGCTTTTTGGGTGTCATTTTTAGAAAGTCTGAATAACTAACGCCTAGTGAGCTGGCTAAGACAAAGTATTCTTCCCATATTATTTTGTGGAAGTCTGCTTTTTCTTGTGGTCTTGTGGAACTACTGTCGGTTTCTTCTGTTCCTGTGCTGCTTCTTCCACATTGTTCGCCATTTCCTCTAACATCGCTGTTATTCCGCTCAGCTCGAAAAAACCATCATCTTCCATCGCTTTCTTGATTTCTTCAAACAATGTTCTATATCCGTAACTCTTATCTGTCTTTCTTTTCTCTGTAATATATGCCCTAGTGAGTTCCTTTGCTTCATCCATAGTTACTGGGTTATTGTCAATACAGCCTGCATAAATGGCTAAAATACAAATCTCTGGCACATCTGCTGTCATATTTGCTAATCCATCAAAGGAAGCCTGTGCAACACTCTTGTCTGTCTGTACAAGTAAGTAAGAACCATTAACGACAGAGAACATTTTCTGCACTATCTCTTTACACTCTGCTGCTCCAAAAGAGAACTCAACTTTGTATTCATTTCCGTTTACATTAATATTCATCATAATTTTTACCCTTTCCCACCCTATCGTCCATATAGGGAAAGGTGCGGATTTTACACCGCACCTGCCTTTTAAATTAATTATTCTGTTACATCATCAAGATATGATGTGTAGTCGGCTGTTTTGGCGTTTGTGTCACCAATCGACACAGCCTTTGATTTAGTCGATTGGCTTATCATTCCCCCGATGTTGGGGTTACTGCTGTATCTGTTCCTACCATATCCTCAATAATAAGATTGATAGCCATTGTAAGAAGCCCGTTCTGCTCCTTACTTGTGATTGGTAACTTTGATGGTGGTTGTGCTACAAAGAACTCCGCGTCTGTTATGCCCGGAGTAATCTCCTGAAACCACATTCTCTTACCGCCTGTTAATCCATTGTATGCTGTAATGAGAGTTTTCCATTCCTCAATAGTTGCGTCTGTCTTATTAACTGTTACTGCAACTGTATCTGTGACTGTATCTCTGCCTGCAATGTTTCTTGTCTGCTTATCTTCAAGTGCCGAAGCGTCTATCGCTTCTGGTGTTACTGTAATTTCATCAATAGAATTAATTCTTGTAAGCAACTTGAATGATGTTGGCTTTGTGCCTGCTGTTGTTTCAACTCCATAAGAAAAAGTAACGCCCAGTGTACTTAATCCTGCTACTGCATCTGCCATTGTCTACCTCCTAAAAATTTGCAAAAAGATAAGAGCATTTCTGCTCTTTGTTACATTAATCTGTCATTTGCTCCGATTAACCGCCTAAATCGTGCGGTACTCTTATGTACTTTATTACTGATTGAGAACTCTGGCATTGCATTGCCTTGAAATCTCATTGTCTTGAATGTATCTGTAATTACTGCCATAACCTTGCGACAGTCAGACTTGCTTGTGTTAGCGGTAACATCTACTTGAAATGTCGCTAATAATGCGTTAATTGTCTGTCCGTCAAGTGTTTGTCCTTGTTCTACTGCTGGCAGTAAATGAATGTATACTGTTGGGAATACTGCTTGACCGCTGCTTTCCCCCTCATTGGTTATGACTATCTTTGGATATATCTTTTTAAGCTGTGTTAGGGTTTTAGCCTTGACAAGTGCCGTGACTGTGTTTTCAAGGTCTATCGCCCAATCGTTTGCATTTGCCATTAACTAAACACCTCTCTTGCTATCTGCTTATACTGATTAATAATCTCCATTGTAGCGTTATACATAGGCATTGTAGCTTTAACGCCATGAGTAGGTTTCCAGCTTCCACTTTGTTCATCCCAAAACCACCATGTGTCGTCCCAAGCATGAACCTGTCCAGGATATGTGCCAACTCCTAGCCCTAATTCATCAGCTTTAGGATTAGCAACAGTGTTATAATGAATACCTGCACCAAATTCAATCGCTAACAGTGTGTAAAATGGCTCTCTATCTTCTACTTCAACAATTTTACCGGTAGCAATTAAAATAGCTTGGTAGCCATCTTGAATAGGCTTTCTGTCAACTCTCAATGTTACTGTCCTACCTAATGGACTTTCATTGACACTCATAATTGCCGCTTTGTCGCCTAATTCTGCTAGTCGTTCAACAAGCAGTTCGCATTTATGCTGTAAACTCTGCTTATACTGTTGTAGCTGTCTGATAGCTTCATTTACGGACTTTTCTGACAGGGATATATTAATTGTATGTCTTGCCATAATGCACCTACTTTACAACTGCTTTGAGCATATACTTGGTTGAATATAATGCTGGCTTAATGCCTACAATCGTGAAGTCTGCCGATGTTTCATCAACAAGACTGTCAGATGTGTATGTAGGCTTGCTATCAAGCCAGATAAGGTCGCCTTTTTGAACAGGTAGTGTATTCCTATCCGTCAGCAAAATAGCATCAAAATCAGCGGTATCAAAGCCGTATTCCTTGCTTTGTGCTTCTCCACCGCTGAATGATATGTTAGCTTTGAAATCCGTAGGCTCTGAAAAGCCTGTTTTTTCTTCAAGAACTTTGGGTATCTTATTCCCCTCATCATTAAGATAAGGAATAAAGTTACCCTCTGTGTCGGTATATCCCTCATAAAGAATATTGCCGTCATCGTCTCTTTCGTAAATAGTTACTGTCTGCCCTTGAAGTGAATACTTCATAGCTTGCTTATTAATGTCAAGCATTGTTCTTTACCTGCTTATAAATCTGATTAACACCTGTGCTTGATAATCCGGACACAATTCCTACTGCGATTGCATTAAGAATATCATTTGCCGGAAAGTCAGGTATTACATACATACCTATAACGCCTAAGATACCGCCTGCAACACCTACGATTATAGGAATGTAATTATCCTTAATGTGTGGAATTGCCTTAGCTCCTAAGCCTATCAGATATGTAATTACAACGATTGCTACAACTGTTGTTACCGATGTTATATCCATTTTAATCTTTGCCTCCATTCTTTAAGTGAATTTCCTGTATTTCGTTATACATCTTAGTCACCATTCCATTGCCGCCCAATGCGTGATATGCGTTATACATCTCGACGAAATTATCATAGGCGTAAGATGGAATTTCACCTATTTTCATATACTTATCGTGATATTCGATAAGCTGTACTCGCAAAAGCAACATTGTGCCTTTACTATTGGCATCTTTGTCTTTTTTCTGTTGTTTCAGAAGCCAAACTATATAGCCAAGTAATATCGGTAATACTACGGTATAAGTTTGTAATAAAAATTCTTTCATTTTATATCTCCTGCAAAATTAATAGGCACACCGCCCACCACCCTTAATGTGTGCCGCCTGCTACCCTGTTGGTAACGCACAATCTTCTATAAAACCTTAGCAAAAGGGAATACCCCGACAAATAAACCGTCTCTGTCTCTCCAAGTTCTGTTGACACCATTCTCATTGTAGCTTGCCATAAATGCTTCACCTGCTTGTGAATGGTCGTAGACAGCCAGATTAACGATAACAGTCTCAAATTTCTTCAAGTCCTCGGTTATCATTTTGTCTGTGTAGCTGTCAGGGTAATTTCTTCTTGCCTTTACATCTTCTGTAGCCTGTTTAATAAGCTGTTCGATTATCAGATTATCTTCTTTGTTATCGAACACTACCACATCAGATGTTGTTTCATCATCATTTGTGACTGTATCAATATGAAATTGTTTAAGTCTGATTTTAACTTGCTCCAATGCGGTGTATTCTGCCATAGTTCAAACCCTTTCTAAAGCTCTACATTTTCCATTACCGCTCTTGCCTCAAGAACTGCAATATAATCTGTCATCGCTTTAATCTGAATATTATATGTACTTCTAGGGCAAGTTGGAGTAAATGTAAGTTCATCGTTATCCCACTTATCAAGCATATTTTTTAGTTTCTTATAGCGAATAACTACTTGCTGATACTCTGCTTTAAATCTCTCTTTGTAATCAGCGCTATTCATCATTTCTACTGTATCTTTCAATTCCATAGCCCAGCTCCTATAATCCTAATTTCTCAATTAACAGTTCTTTAAGTTCTGCTCCTGTAAGCTCCATTGCATTCTCAATGCCTTGTTCTAAGGCAAGTGTCTGTAAGTCCGCTGTTGGCATACGCTTAATAGTTGTCTTGCTATAACCTAAAAAAGCCCCCTCTTCGGGAACCTCTTCGCCTGCGTTATACCATTTTCCGTTATGAATCACTATATATGGATATTTCATAGTTGCACCCCCTACTCTTCGCTATGAACCTCATATACGAATGTGCTATCCATATTCTCATATGACGGAAGAACAACCTCGGAAGCAAATGTTGACATCTTCATAGGTGGTCCGTACTCTGTCTTTGTAGCAACTGTGATACCTGTGCCGTATACTGTTACATCTACATCAGCTACCTGTCTTGCTGTTCTTTCTTCCGGTGTAGTGCCAAACCAAGTGCTGCCAAGACTACCTTCTGGAAGAAGTGTAACCTTGTTATCTGGGTAGAAGTACTGTTCCTTGCCATCATCGTCAATATACATCTTATCGTAAAGCACGATAGTAAGCTTTGTTCTCTTCTGTACTACTGAAATAACAGTATCATCATCGACCTCGATAGTTGCCGTAAGGTTTTGTGCAAGGATTGAGTTTCTTATCTGTGCATTGTCAAGCAGATACTGGAATGTATTGCTGTTCATAAGCACATATCTAGCAATCTTGCCCTGCTTCTGTAACTTCTTTCTTGCATTGTTAAGGTCTGTAAGTGGCTTTGAATTAGCTGTATCGCTCCACATGCTTGTGCCGGATAACTTTGCGTAATGGTCTTTTGCGTATGAGCCATCCTTATCGTAATCATAAGCGTACTGAACGCCATCACTTACAATAGCAATTACCGGATGGCCTGCATTTGTAGAAAGAAGTGACATTCTCATACGCTCCGGCACAACTTCTGCACCGCTTACAAGGTTGTTAGTATCGTCATATACGCTTGATAAAGCACTTGCAAGGTAAGGGTCGTCTGCTGACTGAATACGCTCAATTTCAAGCATTTCCTCTTCACCGACTGTCATTCCCTCACGGAAAAATGCCATCTGTGTTTTTTCCTTGCTTAATCCCTCTCTAGCTCTAAGCGTTGGGATTGTGTCAAAGTTAGATGGCGCAAGCGAAACCGGCAAACCCTTGTGTGTCTTAATCCAACTTAAATCAAGTCCCTGCTTCTTTCTTTCTGGAAACCACTGTAAACCAAGATAAGGTATCTGATTACTAGCGTTTTCTGTTGCCGATAATGCGATAGACTTACTGTCTAATACTTCATTAATTAACATCTATTTACCTCCTATTATTATTCAAATACAATCATTGGAAGAGCTGTCTTAACTGTTGCGTCATATGTAACGCCGGAATGTGCTTCCGCTACCTTTGTATTAAGATATGCCTTTTTAAGTGCTACTCCCTGTGGTCTGTCTTCTGTCACGTCAAATCTTAAGATTCCGATTGCTGTTGCTGTATTATCAGCCACACCTGACTTGTTTACTGGTGTACCAGCCTTTACAATCTTCTTTCCATTCGCATCCTTTTCTGTTACCGTTGAAAAATCAAGTGTTAATGGGATTGCTTCGTTAGGCTCTCTCTTTAAAATCTGAACATCTCCTGCGTATGAAGTCTTTTCATACTGCATATTCATTTCCTTTGCCATTTCTTACCTCCTGTTATTGCTGAATATAATGTGATAAAACGTCATTGTTCTTAGGTGCGTTAGATATAAGGCTTTCTGCTATCTTTTCAGCATTTGTCTTATTGTCTGCACCACCTTTATTACTGCCACCGCCCGGAATATCCTGATGTTTTGCAATCTCCTGTTCCTTAGCCTGTGCCGCAGCCGTTTCTTTTTCGGACATAATCTTGCCAAGTTCGGTGTAATCAAGGCTTCCATCGTCTTTAACAACTGTCTTTGCCTGTTCAGCAGTAATCTTAAAATTAGTCATAGCTGCTTCCCTCTGGTCTCTGATAGCGTTAGATTTCTGTAAATCTGCTATCTGCTGATTAGCTGTATCTAATGCCTTATTTGCCTTTTCAAGCTCTGTCAGATTGCCAGCCTGTATTTCATCAAGCTGTTTCTGTAAGTCGTCTGCTGTGTCAGCCTTAGCTTTGTACTGCTTTGCCTTGTTTTTCTCCGTAGCAACTTCTGAATTGTTCTGATTAAGAAGATTTGTAATCTGTTCATCTGTTGCTTCTGGGAAAAGTTTTAATACATCTTCTCTTGTCATAATTACCTCCGTTAAACACACGCTTTTGTTACCGCAGGTCGCTCCTGCTGTGTCTTCTGCTATTTACCGCATAGCTGCAAAATGTATAAAATAAAAGCAGCTACCGATTATTCGATAACTGCTTTATTTTGCTGATTATTAAGTTGATTAACTATCTCTTGCGCTTTCTTTTCTTGTTCTTCTACATCTTTAATAGTTTTGTATAGATTATCTAAATATGGCTTAGATAATACATATGTTTTTTCAGAATCGCCCCATAACCCAACTGTCTTAATTGCAACAAGTGGATGTATGCCAGCTTGTAAAAGTAAAAGCAATGTCTGTGCCTTAGTGTACATATTGTCTTGTGGGCTATGATTTATCTGTACATCAAAATCTCTAACTGACAGCTTTAAATCTTTTCCGGCAAGTCTTAGAATATTAAGAACTGCCACAGCTAATCGCTTTTCGCACGATTTAACAATAGGGTCTTTCAACTTTGCTCTTGTTTTAGAAAAGTCCCAACCATTTCTTAATTCAACTGCCCCCTGTGTATCTCCGCCGGTATTACCTTGTTTGTTAGGAATTGCCAATATTGATAATGTGTTATCCCATAAATCTTCCTTAGCAACTTGGCATTGTGTCTGATTAAGCTCCTGTGTCATAATCTCAACATCTGATTTATTATCTTTGTTGATTGACTTAACCGTAAGGGCGTGGTTCATTTTCATTTTTTCAAATGTTTCTGGGTCAACTTCACAATTAACAAACTTGACCCAATACTCAACAAACTGCTGTATACTATCCATTCTGTTAGACTGCATATTATTAATAGCATCCAACATACCTATGACAAGCTCAATATCAGATATTCTTTCGTGGTTATTAGGAAACTCAACAATAGGAATTTCGCCATATGTATGTAATTTAGCTTCTGCAACCTTGCTGTCAACAATTCTAAAAGACATTGTGTCGGAAAAAGCCATTTTATACCAGTTTCCATCCTCGTCTTTAAGTTCTTGTACAACAAGCATAGGTTCTTCTGTGCTTTCATTGTAAACAACGTAAGTATTCATTGGTGTAGGTGCTACAATCCTGAATGGTACATCTCCATTTTTAGGTTGAACCGCTTTGAATGATGTACCTGTTGCCGACTGCCACTCCCCAGCTTTAATATCTTTCTCCTGCTTATTGGCATCCGCCATAAAATCATTGAGTATATCAACAGCTTTATTGATAGCTTCATCATCTTTGCGGCTAATAAACTGGATTGGTTCGCCATACGTCTGCCCTACCTTAAACTGAACAATTTCATATGCGTGATTCTCAACAATCTTGTTTGTAATATCTTCATTGGTTAGCTTATGCCTGTACAATATTGGTTGGTCGCCCTTGTAGTAATGCCACAGATACTTGATAACTGGCTTATTCCAATTAAATATACCTATAGTACTTCCAATAACCTTAACAACATTGTTAGCGGTTATTGTATTTACATTCGTGTATGCAATTTTTCTACCATAACAACCTCTAACAAGGTCTTGAAAATACATTGTATTCATATCTTGCTCCTAATAAAATGTCATACCGCTTGAACTTCTGCTGTCCGGTATTTCTTTAATTTGAAAATTATCATCATCGTTAGGTACATACCATATCCATTTACAGCAATGCTTGCACGCTAATTTATGTGTTCGTGGGTCTTTGCTGTCTGCCTTAGTCAAAAACTTGTGGCAGTTCGGACACATAATTGACTTGTCTTTGTTTGTATAAAAAATCATATTGTTACCTCGTTGCATAGTAAAAGCACCGCCATAATTAAATGACGATGCTTTTCGATAAGGATTATACATGTTTATGAAATTTGCTTTGCTCATTGTAATAATACATAATTTTTTCGTCACAATCGTAACATCTTTTAATTTTTTTCAATAAATCTTTGAAAAGCCATTTTTACGCTACTTTCTGTGTTGCCACCTATGATATGTGCTATCTGAATCCAAGTCTTATTTTCTAAAAATCTAAGATTGATTATTCTTCTCATTCTACTATCGTCAACACTTGCAATAAATTCTTCAATCTCATTGGTTTTTTCTAATAAATCATCTTCAAGCAACTGCAATGTGGCTTTTCTGGCATAAAGAAGTGTTTTCTTTCTGCTGTACTCTGGGAATGGTATGCCCTCAATCTTAAAATGCTGTTTGCCGCCATCGCCGCCGCTAACAGAATCTATAACCATTTCTCCGGCTTCAATTTTGCTTATATCTTTTTCAAGTCGTTCTATCTTTAGTCTTACTTCTTTTACTTCTTCCTGTAAGTCTGAATACTGTGATAAAACTTCCTTTGTTACCATAATATCAATACCTCCTAAATGGATTTATAGCAGCTTCAACTTTAGCTGTTCTATTACCTTGTGTCATTCTTAGTGCAAAGTTTGAGAAAACATCTGGAACATCATCTAACTGTTTCTTGCCTGATACCGAATACTGCTTTAATAATGACATCATTACCCCGTAAGGTTCATTAGGCTTATAAAGTGATGAGTCTTTAAAAATAATATGTTGTAATATCCAGTTGGAACATTGGAATATCCTTGCTTCCTTATTTGTTTCAGTTGGTGTATCAGTAATGTTACATATCCAACCTACACTCTCAACTCGCTTATTAACTTCCATAGCCACTCTGTCGCCGCCGGCGTTACGCTCAAACTCACACTCTTGCACTTTATTATTTACAAGCACACCTGCAGCATTTCTATATTGTTCTTCATAATCTGCCGTGTTATCGCATACGCAATCAATGCAGTAATAATCTTCTCCATATTTTTGCAATACCGGTAGTACAAAATAATCCGTACCTTTACCTTTTGTATCACATTGAGCTGTGATAATTTCTGGTTCTCCGTGTGGCAAATTAAGGTATCTGCGTATTTTGTCGTCAGGAAACAATAATCCCTCACGCTCAATAGGTTCTTGTTTATACAAACATCTATAAGAGATTTCATCCATCAAAAGTTGTTGGTCTGCAAAGAACTCTTTTGTAAAGCCGCTATACTCATAATCAAAATTACTCTCGCCTGTTACTGGGTCTACATCTGGTACGGCAATAGTCTTAACTCTTTTGTTTCCTGCGTACATATTCTGTATTCTTCCGATAACATCATGCACACTCCAACGCGTAGCAATGTGTATTTCTTTACAATTGTGTCCGTCCGTATCTTGGATTTTTCTTTGCCTAGCATCTACCGCATATTTATCCCACAGCTTATCAAGTACCATAGGGTTAAGTGCTTCTTCAATGCCACCTATCATATCATCTACAAGCAAAAATTTACTTGCACGAACTTTACCGGCATTTTTACTTCCGACAGATGTACATTGTACGCTTGGAAATGGCTTATATTTACCTATGTTGAACTGCTCTAACTTTGCGTTAGTGCTTGTAACTGTAAGATTGGGGAAAATTTCATTCCACGCATATTCATCAGCATTTGTAACAATATCGTATACGCCATCATAGTACATTCGTGTAATGTCGCCAGAATGGGAGTAAAAAAGACAAAAATCATTAGGAAACCAGCCAGCTACTAAAGCGTTAAACATCTTTTCGATAGTTGTCTTTCCTGCTCCAGGTATCAATGATACGCACAATATATCGTATTTATCATCAATCATGCCCTGCAAGGCTTCTATTAGCCCCATTTTTAAGAATTGCTTGCGGCGTGGCATATAGAAGCGCTCTTTAGGTTCTCTTTTCTTTTCAAGATACATAAATGCACTATCTACTATTTTGCTTTGAGCTTCAAGTAGCAACACATCATAGTATTTATCAAGCAAATCAAAGGAACTTTTATTGTCAAAGACAAACTTCTCTATCTCCCACATAGATAGCCCTATATCACGCATACAAGCCTTTTCTATGAGTTCTTTTGCCCTAGTCGTACATTTTAACATTGTGTCAATTTCGCCCTCGTTCTTGGCAAGCTGGCACACGTTGTAGTAGGTTTCTATGATATTTTCATCTATTCCATTTTGGGATATGTATTTTTCGCAATCATCTATCAGTTGATTTAATTCAGAATTCAAGAAAAGCACCTCCACTTTTCAGCAAAGGTGCTTATAGACCTCTGCCTATAATTGTTTTAGGGTAGCGACTACAAGCAATCTGTAGCCGGTAAAATTTTGTTAGAATGCTGGCATTGCTTCACTGCAAACCGAATGTAATTTCTGCACAAGTGCATTATAATTATCAATTACATATCGTGCCGGAATCATATATACTTTAATGCCATATCTTTGTGCTGTATCTCTTTCAATGTAACAGCCATTCCAATCGAAATTCTCACATATTCCAATAAATACATCAGCCTGTGCCAGTTTCTTAAGGCTTTCACCTAAAAACCATACGGCTTCTTTGCTGTCTTTCGGTGGGTTATCCTCAATGTAGCTGTCGATAAGTTCTAATTCCTCGCCCTCGTATATTTCAGCAATCTTTTTCATTTTCTGAATGCTTGCTTTGATTTCTTCCTCTGTTCTGCCTTTCATCGGCACACTTACAAATAACTTCTTCATGCTCTCCGTCTCCTTTTCTATATTTTATCAACCTTTATCTTTCTAAGGTCAGCGACTACAATTAGTCCGTAGTCGGTAATTGCTTTTATTCGCATTCTGAAAGTCTGTCTTTTATAAACTGCTCCAACATACTAAAGCCTTTTGGCTTTTCAATTCCTTTTCTTGCAAGTTCTGCAATTATTGTTTCCATTTCTTCCTTTACTCCTTGATAGGCAATTTTCATTCCGAATTTCATTTCGTCCATTTAGTTTCCTTTCTGCTGATAATCAGCCATTTAATTCCACTGCCATTCCATTTCCTCTTCGCTAAGATATTTATGTCTAACTCTATACCTGTCAATATCTTCTTCTGCGAATGTAATTATACTGTTTGCAAGTCTTACATAAACTTCGTATTCGTATTTTCCGTCTGATTTTTCCCACGTTTTGCAGATAACTCCTATGTCCGACTTGTTTACAACAACAATATCTCCAAAAAGAAATCTAGGTTTATTCATCTTTGCTGTCCTCCACAACTCCATCAATTATTGCTCTCTCGAGAAATTCTTCGATATTTTCTCTCCCTCCGCCAATAGGCATTTTATTATACAATTCAATAAATTGTTGCCTTGTTAATGGTTTCCAATGAGGATTGTCTCTTTTGCATTTAAACCCTACCGCTCCCGGACCGCATACATATCGTTCATTTCCGTTTGTATCAACAAAGGGACCGGTACAAAGGTCACAGTTCATTATATGCTCACAAGGTTTTGGTTCGTGGCTATATCCGCTACAAATCTTTGTATCTGTATACTTCATAAAACCACCTGCGATACTTTACCTTTTTTCATTTCTTCCTCTGCTACTTTAATCGCATTTTCTTCGCTTACAAAATATTCTTTTCCAACCAAGTTATGTTCAATGGCTTGCACAATTTCCCAATAAGATGTCCATTCTCTTTCAATTATTTGATACCCAGAAATTTTACTTTTTGCAAAAGCAATAGGTCTATTTGTAACATGGTCATACCTGTTTTCGCGTTCTGTTATACTATAATTAAATTGTATTAAATAATACTTATCGCCTTTCGTGAATGGTAAAACTATTATATTTTTCTTTACCTTTAATTTCATTCAATCACTCCTAACAATTTATTTTTATTCCCTCTGTCAATATGGCAGTTTTATTCTCATTCAAAATTGTATTTCCGTTTTCATCTGTTTTACGCCATCGCGCATCAACTTTAATCATTGGACTTTGGTTTGAATGACCGATGAAATGCAACTCCATATCTGTACAGTTTACTTTTTTGCCGTCAATAAACACTTGTGCAGTTTTGCCATCGGATTTTATTATAATTTTTTCTTCTGCTGTCTCAAGCGGTTCGCAATTATACATAGATTTCCAAGAATCTTCATACCACTTATCTATTTCAGCAATAACGTTTTTTGCACAATACACCGGTTTACTCATTGTTTTTGTTCGGCTGCATAATACTTCTTGATAGCTTTCGATAATAACTCTACAAGCGTCACCATTGTATTCATAATCTTTATAAAACTGATAAAAAGATTTTAGATTTTTGATAAAATCATTCAGCGTTTTCACTTCTATTCACTCCTTAAAGTAATCTCTCAATGTTTGCCTGTCATGTTTATTCCTCATAAACCCCTCAAAATCTTCCATACATTCATGGCACAAGTCGTATGTGGTATTAAAAATGCCGTTCTTTGTAACCGAATTTCCACACAGTATTCCTTTTTTAATTTCCGCCCCACATCTGTCGCAAGTGTGCCATTCTTTTTGATGTTTCATTCTTACACCGCCTTTTTAAGCCAACCCTAGCATACATAAAATATCAAGTTCCGATATTTCCTCCGCACCCTCTCTTGTGTGCATAAGAATTTCTTTAAGTCTTTCATTTTCTGCATTGTTATACTTATCTTTGCTATACGCTTCTGAAAAACAGTAATATTTGCAATATCCGTAGCCTACACCAAGCATGTTCCCATGAATGCTCTTTCCGACGATATCATAATATTTTGGTACTTTTAAAATATCGTGTTCTTCATCTAGGGTACATTCCCTTTGCTCTACTTTTAGCTTGGATTGAAGATATTTCAGAAAACTTTGTATATCCTGTTCTGATTTTGAAATATATAAAATAGTTTCTTTCATTTCTCCACCTCTGACAAATCAACAACAATCAGCACAGCACCATAACATTTCCATAAATCGCATCTTTCTTCTTCGGCTGTTTTTCTATCAACATAAAGTGAATGCGGTTTATTGCTTTTGACACTAACAAGTGCATATTTGTATTTTGGATAATATTTTTCCTTTGCTTCTGCAAGATTCACCGCTACACCAACTTTCTACCACACATAGGACAATAATTGATTTTATAATTTGATGTAAATTTTTTTCGCAAAGCTCGCACATGTCACTTCTTCCCCCATAAATTATCCGGTAATTCTTCACCGCCATAAATCTTGTTAGCGTATTTCTTAAATGTCGGTACGCTACAACCTGCTACTTTTGCCGCCTTTACTTGTGAAGCCTGCCCCGATATGTATAAGTTAATTGCTTCATAGAATTTATCTTTGTTTAGTGGGTGTACGCCCATAGCCATAATAATCACTCCTATCTATATTTGTTATAGATTGTTAATGCCATTAGTAATTCCCCAAATGCAAAAACTAATAAGCCTGCCAAACCAGCCATATTATTTATTAAGTAAATCAATGTGAGATTTATTGCTGTTAGTATCGCTTCCACTATTTCCTTTTTCATAAACATCACTCCTTTACATTTCTATAAATCTATTTGCCAGCTTGCCAAGATATTCAGCATTGGCAAAATGTGTTATTGAGTAGTTAGTGCTTTCTCTATGTTCTCTGATGAAATGGTCGTTAATCATTCTCTGTAAAACTGTAATGCCTTTATCGTCTGTTTCGTATATAGCGTCAGCGTCGAAATGTCCGTGTTCTGTATCTGTGATAGTTGATAGGACTGAACATACATTCTTTAATGTCTTGTCTGTAAGTATTGGGTGTACTTTGTGGAAATAGATTTCATATAACTGCATATACATCTTAAATCCATCCTTAACGCAATCACATATAGCTGAATTATCTATGTCATTGTCACAGATGTTGTTGAACCTATCAACCATATCCTTTTCTTTGAGCAACATTTCATCTCTTGTGACAGCTCTTGCCGTCGGTTTCTCTGAAAACGATGTATGTGCCTCTCCATCAATGTTAATTGATGTATTGTCCTTATTAGTAATTTCTGGATTATAATCTCTGTTTATATTCTCTGTAGTAATCTCTGGTAATGGTCTGTCGTTTTGTCCTTCTCGACAGGTCATTCTGTCCTGTTGGTCTGTCATATTGTCTTGTCGATTTGTCATTCTGTCCTCATCGGAATTAAATTTATCCACAAGTTCCTGTAGTTTCTTAGCATTTATTGTGTACCACTTTGTTTTATCAATAGCCAATTTATTGTAATTAGCTGATATAACAATTCCTTTACTTTCGAGCCTTGTGAATGTTCTCTGTATCGTTTTTTCACTCCAATATGGAAAATCATTAGCTTTCCAATCGCTGTATGAGTTATATACCCAATATCTATCGTCAATAAAATTCTTATCAGCCTTTTTATTAATTTCTAGCCAATAATTTAACTGATTAAGTACTATTGCCTCGTTTAAATCACCTAAAACAAGTGCTAAATCAGTGTTTACAATAAGTGTCTTTGATTTGTCAATAAATAATTCTTTAAAATTCATAAATTACCTCCTACGAAAGATAATAAGAGCGTTCCGCCTTATTCGCTCAACTCTACGATTAACAATAACAACAAACAGGCAGTCGTAGTTCTGCTTTTCGGTAGCTAACCTAGTTTGTTGTAATCGGATAGACAGGACTTGAACCTGTGACTACTTGAATAAATCAAGCGTTACTCCCAACTGAACTACTATCCGTCAACTTGTAAGAATTTCTGACAAGTTGAAATAAAAAAGACTAGCACAGAGAGATTAAACAATTCACATTTATAAATTCTTTGGAGGTCATTTATACGCTTAAAAATATTGTTTTGAGGGAATATAAAGTGCTAGTCTTAACAGCAGTATAGGCTATGACACCTATAACAGGTCGTGGCAAAGCTGGATGGAAGTGGTTACGCCCGTGCAGTTGGACTGTTCAAAGAAAGTGGCTTCGCTCGCCGTCTATCCCTTAAGGATAACTGCTGATTATGAAATATTTGAAATAATTACTACGCATATTTGTGTGGGATATGCGTAAAACCTCACGGACTTTCTGACGGTCCTTAACAGCTCTTGCTATGAGGTGAAAGGAGAACTTAATGTCATGGTAATTCCACCAAACCAGTAAGTTCAAAGGTGCAAGTAACGATTAAGTACTTGCGAACTACCCCTATCAGAATCGAACTGATGATGTAAGAATCAAAATCTTATGCCTTGACCGCTTGGCTAAGGGGCAATTAAGCTACTCTTTATCTTCAAAGAGTGCTGCAATATCATTTGCACTATCAATCTGTTCTACAAAGTTATCTGTGCCGTTAGGATGTGTGTCTGGATTACCATTACAATTTTTGCAAGGCGTTTCAAACCACATTTTAAATTTATACAAACAATTACAGCAATCTTCCTCCGGCTTAAGCATTAGACATCACCTGCCTGCCTATGATTAGCCTTTTTATCGTTAGTACGCATAGCCAATTTTGGTATTCATTGCCCTGCATTTATAACTCCTAACCTTTTTTTATTTTTAAAATTTTTTGGAATTTACTCGGCTGAATTAGCCGTTTTGATGTGTGTATTTATTGAATATCTTGTGATTGATTAATATGTGTCTATTATACACCTAATTAGCTTAAATGTATAGATGTTAATTGAATTATTTTTAATTAAATATATAAGTGATTTATTAGCATTAATTATATGATTAATGGTTATGTGTTATTTATATATAATTATATAATATGTGTATTATGTGGTAATAATAATATAAATATATATTAATATATAAAGCCTTTTTCTTTTAAAATTTACCCGTGTGACTTAGCAAGCAGTCGAACATACGTTCTTTTAACCCCCTCCGCCCTTATCCGTGTAATTGTGTCTATTTTATGCCATATTCTCAAACAATTAACACAATTAACACTATATCCATACCATAACGCCGATAAACCTTAATTTATCAGCGTTATATAAATACTTATTACTCACAAACCCAGTATTTAAGCGGTTTACAAGTTGTTTAAATTGTGTCTGAATTGTTTACAGCGTTTATCTGCTGTTTATCTGTTAATTGCGTATTGTTTTGGCTCAATTGTTGACGTATTTCCGCGGCTGTAAGAGGTGTTTTGCTGGCGTTTTCTCTACTAACACCTGGAAGATTCCAACCAAAGCGGCGATTCATAACTGCAAGCTGCCCGACTGGATTCTTACCGGACCAGAGTCGAGCCTCTCCGCTAGATTCGTAATCCTTTGACAATTTTTCCCACAAATCGTAAGCCGATGTACTTAGTTTTGATGCTCTCTTCTCATTAGCCCAATCATATATAACAGTTTCATTTATGCCGGTTAATTTACAATATCCTGATATAGTACATATTTTATTATACTTATAACACATATATATATAATAATCTGCTATATAATTAAGATACTCATAATTATAACTATTACAATTACTATTATTTATATTACTATATTGATTATTATAATAATTATTATTATATCCTTGTAATTTACCTTTTAATTTTAGTCTATTAGTACCCTTAAAAGTATTATTATATACATAAATTAAAGCGGCATAAAAAAGGGATTGCGGAGCCGCTGCCATATCTTCAACGTTTTCTTCCGCACAAAATCTTTTAAAATACATATCAATTTCATTTTCAAAAATTTCTTGACTTTCTGGTGCTTCCTGTACTTTCTCCATATGTTCCCCCCTTCTGCTGGGTCTGCTCCAGCTGATTAATTATTATATATTTAATAACATAAAAAATAACCCGATAACAATATTAATATTATCGGGTGTAAATCTTATATATTTAATTATTAGCAATATAATAACACAATAAATATAATTAATCAATAGGCATTAAAAAAGCGATGTATAACAGATATACACCGCTTTAATTATATTATTGCTAAAATGGGCATTCTGTGGAGCTGTCGCCGTTATTTGTTGGAGCTGTCGGAGCTTCCAAGCGTTCCAGCTCCGCAAGTACTAAAGCAGATATAAAAGCATTGCAACTCTGCCCTGTTAATTCTTTTATTTTTTCTTTCGTTCCCTTTGGCATATTAACCGCGATTCTGTCAAATTTAGCATTATAATTATTTATTGCTCTTTTCGTATATTCTGGAGTGTTTCCCATATCGTCACCGCCTTATATAAGATATTTATATATTCATATTATATAAGAAAATAACATAAATCAATATATAAAGTCAATATATATTCAACTTATACATTATGCACAAGAAACATTATATAAACAACTTATATAATTGCATATATTTACAGCTTGTATATTCAACTTATATATGTTATTATAATTAAACAATAAAAAAGGCGGTGGTAAATAATGGGCAATCAATACCATTTAGAAGATTTAAGTGGAGAAAGGATTGATTACATAACTTTTGTTAAAAAAGAGAAATGCTCTGATAATGGACACGCAAGGTATTTATGCAGATGTGATTGTGGCAACGAGTTCATAAAGAGAAAAGATTTAATAATGAAAATGCATATAAAATCTTGCGGTTGCAAATCGGTCAGAAAAGCACCTATTAAAAATCCAACAAAATTAAAAGGAAAAGGCAAAAATAAAACAAAAGACCATACAGATTTAAGTGGAAAACAATATGGTAGGCTTACTGTATTGGAGTGTATTGGAAGCGACAAGTACCATAAAAGGTTATATCGTTGCTTGTGCGAATGCGGTAAAGAAAAAATTGCTACTCAGGCATTATTAAAAAGAGGGGAAGTTACTTCTTGCGGATGCAAGCAAAAAGAGGTTATTTTCAAACAAAACGGATTAAGTACAAAAAGAATATATGCAGTATACCATAGTATGAAAATTCGTTGCTATAACAAAAAGTTTAAGCAATATAAGGATTATGGTGGGAGAGGCATTACTATATGCCCTGAATGGTTGGGCGAAAATGGATTAAAAAATTTTTCTGAATGGGCTTATGCAAATGGTTACGACGAAAACGCACCAAGGGGGCAATGCACTATAGATAGAATAGACAACAACAAGGGCTATTCTCCAGAGAACTGCAGGTGGGTTACTATGCAAGAGCAATCAAAAAACAAAAGAAACTCTAATTTGAAGAAGTGTGTTGTTATGAACAAAAAGACAAAAGTATTAGACAAAGAACAGTATGAGAACATTATCGCAAATCAGTGAAAAACGTGTTGAACAGGCAATCAATAAGCACCTGTGCCTTGCGTAGTTTAGCAATAAAAATTTTGGCAGGAAATTTTATTTTTCCTGCCTTATATTTTGTAAAACCATAACAAGAGCAACACTTGAATATCGGTTTTTACCCAATTCCTCAATCAGCTTTTCTTTTGTCATAGTCGGATTAGTCTTTTGAACTATCTTTAACAGCTCATCTATGCTCATTATCCCACTCTCCTAACTGCTCCAAGCACCATATCAACAATGTCAAATACTTCATCACCATAAGTTGCTACAAAATCACACAATATCTCTTCCTGTTCTATTGGCAAATACACATCATAGGACATACAGATTGCACGGCATACTTCGTGTATAAGCACTTTGCGTTGCATAAATCCACGCAAGGCATTTGACAGATAAATTGTATGTGTATTTCTATCAGTTACACCTAAGCTGATTGTGCCGTCTGACCGCTTTAATTCACCCGAATTTGAATTTTTATATTGCACTCGCCAATTTGTACCATTAATGCCAAAAACCATCTGCATGCTCCTTTCTGAATAAAACAGGCTATGAATATTGCTACCCATAGCCTTTAATCTTAGAATTTTGACATAAGATTATTCATATTATTCTTGATTAAACTCTTTTCTTCGGTCGTTGCGTTATCGCTAACTATTTTAATTATCTCATTAGTAACAGTTTTAATGTATTTATCTAATGCTTTCATTCTTTGCTCTTTGTCCTCTGGTGTAGTGCCACTGTGCATTTCTTTAGTTTCTGTATAATTTCTCTTTGCCCTGTCATAGCCGCTTTCGTTCATCGGCTCTGTATAGTACATCTTGCCATAATCCCTATCCATGTCCCTCATATGCTCTGCTTCTGGGTACATGTGCATATAAGGCGGTTCTTCATATCCTCTGCGGTATGTTCCGTGTCCTTTCGGTGCAAATCTTCCATCTGCATAGCGGTAGTGGTCGTAAAATCTTCTGTCCGGATAATCTTCGTACTGTTCAAGCATACGCATAATATCTTCGTTATCTTCTGACTTTTCCATAGCTTCAACAATTCTGTAATCCTTGTCAAAGCAAGCTATGTTCTTTGCTATTTCTGTAAAATCTTTTAAATCGTCAAGGTTCTGCCCCTCAAAGCTATCTAATCCGATTGCTTCAACTTTAGCCTTGACACATTCCATAATCTGTTTAGCCCATTTATGCATAATATCAAGCCTCCCTTACCGCAATCAAATTACTGTTCTGAACCTCGATAGCCTGTGCGGACGTATTCTGCACCGCTACTGTACTGCAACAACCACAAGGTACATCCACGTATGCCTGAGCCGAAACGTTAAATAAATTTTCGACTGCTGCCGGTGTTACAATCATTCGTGTTGACTGCAAAGGCTCTCCGTCTACTGCAATGGCAAGTGAGATAGCTTCAACTGTACCACCTGTCGGTATCTGAATGTTTCCGCTATAAGATACTAAAAATCTAGCCTTACACTGATTAGTAATACCTCTTAGCTTGATAATTCCACTTCCTTGTCTGTGGACTATACATTTGCTACCGCATACCGGTGTTTCTGTAAATGCAACATCTTCTCCGGCGGCAACTGTTTGTAATGCAATTCCTGTTATTTCCATTATTTTTACCTCTCTTTCATAAAAATAAGGGCAAACATTATAGTCTGCCCTTTGGTTATAAGTAATACTGCTTAGCAGACATAATCGAGTTAAACTCAATTAAGATACTCAATTATTCAGTTTTAGCAGCCACATCCTGTATTGCAACCACATCCATAAGCATAAGCATTAGGATTAGGCACAACATAAGCTGGAATAGCCGTAGGATTTACAGAGTTGATAATCTGCTGTGTCTGAGCTGCCATCTGAGTTGTAAGAAGTGCATTCTGTCTATCCTGTGATGCGGCTCTGCGTAAATCGTTGTTCTCTGCTGTAAGTGTTGCTATCTTATCATTTGTTAAGAAATCAAGGATAGCTCTCGTTCCTGCCTGCTGGCTGTCGATAATATCTCTTGTGTTGTTGCACATTGTGTTCTGTAAAGCACAAGTGTTAGTTGCCATGTTGTAGTTTACGCCTTGAATAGCTTCTCTCGTCTCGCAGCAGCAGTTAGCAAGCTGTGACTGTAAAGCGTTTGTATTCTGCATATTAGCGACTGTATCAGCGTTAATAGCCTGCTGGATGCCATAACCAGTCTGCATGATATTTGTGTTAATACTATTAAAACCAGTAAGCATGCTATTGTTCATAGCGTAGAAGCCATCACAAAGTCCGTTAGAAATACCATCTAACTTGCTAATAACTGCGGAATTATCAAATCCTCTCTGAATATCAGCCTGTGTAGCTGCTGTCACAACATAGCCACCGCCATTGTTACCACCAAAGCCACCAAATCCGCCATTGCCCCATCCAAAGAGTAATGCGAATACAACGATTATCCAAAGCCATCCGCCGTCAGCCCATCCGCCGTTATTGCCGTTGCCGTCAATATTAGCGACTAATGGTACGCTGGCACAATTTGAGTTTGAAAACATATTGTTACCTCCTAAAAATATATTCATAAAGATGTCACCTAGGTAATTTGCAAAGACATCTAATATGCTACTAATTACCAAATCTGCTTTTTATCTGATTAAATACATCATCTGCATTCAATCCCTTTTCTTTGCATAAATTTCTAGCCATCTGCTCTATGCCTTGCATATTGCCCTGCTGTGCCATCTGCATAGTGTTTTTCATCATAGGATTGCTCATAATCTGATTGTTCCCCATCATCTGCTGTATGAACTGTTGCGGACCAGCTTTCATCATCTGAAAAATGTTAATTGGGTTCATTCTTCATCACCGCCCTTGCTTTGAGTTCTTGAAGTTTTTCTTTGTGTTCCTAAAGATTTATCAAACCTATCTTCCAACTGCCCTATTTTCTCTGATAATTCCTCAAACTTATTCAGAAATAGCTGTGTGCTTTCGTCTGATAGGGTAAATTTAGCGTTTTCTGTATTAGCCATAGAATTTACTGTCTGATTATCTTTAGGGTCTGTATAAGGCTTATATACAATCGTTCTAATTGTTCCATCGGCATTCCAGCCCTTAACATAAATCTCCGACATATCCTGTTTCGGGAAAAATGCCATTGAGCCGTCCATAGGGACCTCGTTAGCGTTTATATTTTCAACTGCTTGCACAACTCTGCCGTTAATACCTATTATCTGCTGTGGAATAGTTTGCTGAACTTGTGATTGCTGCATCTGCTCCTGCGGCTGAAATCTCTGGATATTTGCCATAGGATTATATTGATATGCTCCATATTGAGGTACATAATTACTCATAATCGGTTGCTGATAAGGATTGTTCATTGTCTGCCTCCTCTAAAACTTCCTCGATTGCGTGGATAACAAGAGATAATGTCACTAAGTCAAGTTTCTGTAATTCTTCTTTACTCAAGATTTTTTCTCTTACTTCATCAGAAAACATTTGCACTACCTCTCTTTCTAGTTACATTTTTGCATAAAAAAAATCACTTATAGCGACACATAATAGACATATGTGTGACATATAAGCGACAATGCTGAAATTATATAATTGTAAAACGCGATAAATGCGGCATTAGCACTTCCTATATGCTATAGGAACTGCATTAAGTTTGTGCTAAAAATTCTTAAGCTGTATTTCAATATTTCCATTGACAATTACTATCTTGTCAATTATAGTCTTTAGTATCAAGTTCTTTTGTTTCTTGTCGACCTTATCCCAAATGTCGGCAAGTTTTTTTATGTTCTCATAAACAAACTCCTTTTTCTGCGTATTGATTGCGTTTTTGCTTTCAGCGGCAATGTTTAATTTCATTTCCTTAATCTGCGCTTCCAGTTCTTTAATCATTTCTAAGACAGTATCATTTCCGTCAGCATACAGATTATACAATCTTTTTAGTTTAATCTGCTCTTTTTCAAGCTGTGATTGCATAATTTCAAGTTTTGTCGCCTTTTCTTTTGGCTTGTAAGATGATAAATCAAGTGATATTTTAAGGATTTCTTCTTCTACTTGCTTTTCTATCTCGTCCGCCCATTCAAGTGAATTATTACAGCTTGCATTATAATTGGGCAGATATGAAAGTGATTTATTTCTTGAACAGCAATAAATCTTGTGCTTTTCACTACCCCATTTTTGATAACGCATTTTGCAGCCACAAATGCCACAATAACATAATCCGGTCAGTAAATTAGGTTCGGTTATGCAGTAAGTTTTTGCTGAACACCTCGACTTTCTTAGTTCTAATCCAAGGTTAAACCTGTCTTTATCAAAAACAGGTTCGTGTTTTCCTTGATATATTTTACCTTTGTATGGTATCATTCCGATATTTACAACGCCGGTCAAAATACTTCTAGTAACAAGTTCAGACTTAAAGCCACAAATTTCTTTAATTTTCGCATCTGAATAGCCAGATATGAACAATTCAAGACCTTTTCTTGCCTGTTCTGCACGTTCTGGGATAGGTATTAATATGCCTTGTTCCTTACTGTAGGAATAACAGTAAGGCAAATTGCCGCCACCCATCCAGTAACCCTGCTTAATTCTTTCAAGCATACCGCCACGCATACGCAACATCATAGTATTTTTATCAAGCTGCGCAAATACAGCCATCATCTGCGTATAAGCCTGTTCCATAGGGCTGTCATAATTTACACTATCGTGTACGCATTTAAACACAACATTATACTTTTGAAATACTTTCTCGATAAGATATATTCCATCAATCATATTCCTTGATAATCGGTCAAGTTTAAAAGCTACAACACAGCTTAATCTTTTGCGGCTACAATCATTCACAAGTCTTTGAAGTTCCGGTCTATCCATATTTGTACCGGTGTAACCATCATCAATATACCAGTCTGTTATTACAAGTTCATTTTTTCTACAATAATTTTCAATATCCCTTTTTTGGCTATCAAGTCCATTACCCTCAACAGCCTGTTTTTCAGTAGATACTCTCATATAAGCAACACATTCCATATATTTTATCTCCTTATAATATAAATAAATGTGCCGCATTTATCACGTTCTACGGCACATTGTAACACATATTTACTTGTTGTCAATTATCTCTGCAATTATCTTTAGTAAGCTGTCTGAAAGAGTTATGTTTTCTGTTTTTACGTCTTCGCCATTTTGAGTAACCCTAATCATTTATAACCTCCAACTTACTTATTTTCTTTTTAATTTTGTTTATCTTGCGATTGACTGTTCTATCACACACGGACAGCCGCATAGCAATTTCTGTAATGCTTCTGCCTTGTGATAGTAACTTGAATATTCTCAATTCTTCTTCTGTAAAATTGGCATTTTTAATTATCTCATCAAGTTCCGGCTTAGTCAGTTCTGAAAACTTCATAAGCCAATCTCCTTATTTAAACTTAATATGTTCTATTCCTGTTTCTTCGTATAACTGATTAACAAGCTCCTCTGCTGTGAATAATCCGTCATTGTAGTTATCTATAAGTACTTTAAGCTCTTTTTGTACTTTTGTTAATCTCTGCTGTCCGAAACCGAATTTATCATGCAGCACCCATAAAATTAATATTAATGCTGATTCAAAATTTTTCTTCTGCTGTTCATTACTAATCCTATTCATCTGAACACGTAACATTTGCTCCTTAAACTTTTTCTGTTCTGACTTACTCATACATACTCCTTATTTATCAAGTATTTTGACAATTTTCTTTATTATTTCTTGTACTGAAACTTGGTTTTGAACATTTTCTTCTAAAACTTTTTGCATTTCTTTCAGAATTAAAGTGTGGATATGCATTGAGTACTCTAATTCTTGTATTTTTTGCATAATTTCATCTTTCTCTTCTTCCATTTGTTCACCGCTTTCTTAAAAATTGATTATCATACCGCCATAAATGCTTGCTATTATCATTCTTGAGGCTTTTACCCCTTTCATAGTCTGTCTGCCAGCATTTCTGACACAACTGTCCTTGTGGTCTGTCAATAGGTTCTCCACAACGATAGCACAAGTAATTTTCTTTGCGATATTCTTTTATATTCTGCCTATTTTCAATTCTTTTTCTGTGGATAGCATTATCTTTGCTCTGACATACAAAACACTTCGCTTTACCCTTAACAGCTTTAGCCTTTCCACATCTAACACATGTGCCGGTTTTCTTGCGTTCAGCGTATAAGTTTCTTGAATACCGTTTAAACGCTTCGTTGTTTTGTCTTCGCTTATCATCACTTATTGGGTGACTGGCTCTGTATTCTGCTTTCTTAGCTAAACATTCCAGGCATATCTTTTCTTCGCCTGCAAGCTTATTTTTACGGCATTCCGGACATATCCTAAGCCATCTACATAATTCTCTAGTTTCTCTTTGATAAGCTGTATGCTTTTCTTTACATTCTTCGCAATAAAAGCCTTTTCTATCAAGTGGCTTGCCACATTTAGGACACAATCCATTATCTCGGCGATAATTATATAATTTCTTCTGTGGACTAATTGGCGTTGTTTCCACTAAAAATCAACCTCTCATTCTGTCAATTCTATCTTGTACTTCTTTAGGTGCTTCAATATATTCTTCTGCGTTTGTATTTTGACCGATAAGGGCATTTTCTTTAATTTGTAATGTATTTATATCTCTTTGGAATTTTTGCTCGATTTGAGCCTTATACGAATTTGCATTCGTCTTTTCGATAAGTGATTTAATATTGTCCGGCATACGATTTATTTCATTCGCACGCTTAACAACTGTTTCGTAAGTTCTTAGAAAATTTGATTGTATTACTGTTTCTATCGTCTGATAATCTGATGTCGCCCAGTTTTTAAGGTTATCTGGCATACCAACCGCCTGTTTTACAAGTGGCGGCAGCTTGTTGAATTCTTCAACCGCCCCATAAGTGCCATTCCGTAACGCTTTACTAACTAACCCCCAAGCTGTCATTCCGTCAAGTTCCTGCGGCTGTGATATTGTCTGTATTTTACCTATCAACTGTCCTATGCTCGGTGCGAATCCGCTTGTATCGGAATGCACGTAAGTTTTCAATGCCATAGATATTTGACTGTAGCTGTATTCTTCCAACATCATATTCCACACATCTACTGTCTCTGATAAATTGCTCGGCTTGTAATTGGGGTAACAATCACACATTATGCGAATGATTTTAACTGTTTCTTCTCTCGTCAAGAGTCCTCACCCGTCCTTACTGATTCAAGTGCTTTAAAAAACTCACTACCTTTTATCTCTTTAAAGCCATTTTCACAAGGAGTTAATGAATTATAGCGATTAGTACTCATACGCAAGTATTGTTTTCCATTGCATTTAAATCTTGTTATTGAATAGCCACCCATTTCCGTTTCTTTGAAGTAGTCTCCGCACCTCAAAGGATAAGCATTAATAACTATCTCCTTTTCAATACATTCATTTTGAAATTGCTTTAATATTTTGCAACCTTTTTTAAACTTTCTCATACTTTGACCTGCAAACATTTTAGGCTTGTTTAATTGATTGCCAAATTTTTCACTATTTTCCTGTATATCATCAATATACAATTCAATATTACTTTTTGTATTTTCCTTAAACGCAACATTAACACTACCATTTCCACACATATAATAATGATTTCCACTTATTCCTATGCGATTGAAAAAATCTTTGATAAATTCTCTTCTGCTTTTTTCTATTACTTCATCACGATGTAGCTCTTTTAAATAATCTTCATTTGTAACAACATAAAATTTTTCCATTTTCATCACTCCTTTACACATTATCCCAATCAATAGCACCCTTATTGAAATTCTGATTGTCCTGTTTATTAGAATTACCTTCTTTCAGCTCAAACAGTCCTTGCCAACAATGGTCTACTGACTGATTAAGAATTTTAACAGCCAAGTCATTATCTCCACCCGACAACTTTTCAAGAGTATTCATAGCCCTGTGTAACGCCTTATCAGTGCATATAGGTTTTTTAATTCTCTTACGCATTGTCACATACTCGTTAAATGCTTCATCAAGTAATTCGTCATCTGGATAATAACTTTTCTTTTTGGATATTACGTTAGTAATATCTTTTTCTTTTATATTCTTATCATTCTTTAATTCTCTGTCATTATTACATTCTTTACATTCTTGTATGTGTTCCGTCACTGTTTCCGTTGGTGTTTCCGTAAGTGTTCTATCGGTGTTTCCACTACTGTTTCCATTGGTGTGTCCGTCAGTGTTTCCGTTACTGTTTTCTGAAAACTGGAAAACACTATAATTTACTATGGTTAGAAGTGTTCTATTATCATTGCTTTCTTTTTGCACCATATTTTCATTTTCTAGCATTTTTAAAAAACGATATGTTCTGTTTACACTCCAATTCCATTTCACTGATAACTGTCGGACAGATGTTAAAATCTGCCCCCTTGTTATTGTGATTATTTCTCCATTGAATAATAGTTTTGTATCTGAATGGTTGGCTGTGAGTAATAAATCAACCCAAGCCGAACGCTTGTCAAATGGTTCGTTTACTCGCCATATCCAACAATCCAGTAGTTGCCTATGCAATTTTATCCAACCTTTATTCATAGTCTACCTCTTCAAGTTCTGTCACATTGTTACTTCACTAAATCGTTAATGTTAACCCTAAATCCGTCAAATTCCTTGCCTTTACTCTTGATGTAAGCTGTTGTATCAAAGAACATCAAGTTGCCACTATTGTCGGTTGCCATACTTACACCATTTCTTGTAAGACTGCCTTTGAGTAGGTCAAGTAAAATCTGTATTTCCTGCTTTGTTTCGTCTTTCATACTGTATCTCCTTGGTTGATATTTAAGTTTTTAAACATAGCACACATAACATCTACGACAATACTGTTTCCAAATTGCTTATACAACTGTGTATTACTGTTTACTGCTGCCATCTTGTCAATATCTTCATCAGATACACCCATCAGCCGTCCACACTCTCTAGGTGTCAACTTTCTGATACGATATTGAGGTTTTTCAAGTAATAAATTATCTTTCTGCACACTCGTCAAGCAATTACTTGTGCCTTGTATATTTACTTCTAATCTCTGCTCCGTTGGGTTTCCCGCAGTTCTATCTGACGGATTATCAGGATTTCTGCCACGCATAGCAACTATCTGACTTTCACACACTTTAATCTGTTGTGTACCGCCACCCTCAACTGTTGTAATGTTGGGGCAAAGTGCATTTTCATCATATACTGTGTTTGATTGGTGTTTGCCTGTGCCATTATCCATAAATCCCAACTGTTTTACTTCAAGTATTTTCGGCTCTTGATTACCACCTTGCATTGTACTCAATGTTGGACTACACCCCCCCTACATCATAAATTCTGTTGGTACTTTCAAATTTTGCTTCAAGAGAACCTATTACATTTACATCTGCCATTACTTCAATCACTCCGCTACTTGTTTTATTGGCTCTTAGGGTAGGGCAAATCCCCCCCTAAGTACCTTTTCGCCACCGAATTTTTTGCTTTCAAAAAGCACTATTCCGATAGCATCTGTTAGTTTTTCCATTCAATTACTCCATTACTTCCATAATTATCAAGGCCTTTATAATCTCTTGCCCTAAGAGTTGTGGCTACATCAATCTGTTTTTCTGCTGTCTCTCCCATATCCTTTAACAACCAAGTTTCCCTCTGACCGCAAGTTTGATATTCCACAGTCATATCTTGCCTTGATACAGTTTGCAACTTCTCTCTGCTGTGGCTTATTGATTGTTCCGTCAACGCAAGTCTGTCTGTCTGTCTGTCTGTCTGTCAAGATTGTGTTGTGGTAATGTGCCGTTGTCAATAAGCTGTTTTATCAGCTTGTCAGCCTTTTCATTGTTGATGTAATACTTTTCATCTACATTATCCTCAAGATAGTCTTTCAGCTTCTTTTTGAGTGGTATAGGCTGTGGGAAATGGTAATTGTACTCGCCTAGAAATGAAAACATAAAACATCTTTCACGATTTTGTGCTACACCATAATTTTTAGCATTCAAGTCTTGATAGTAATTTGTGTAGCCAAGGCTTTCAAGGAAGTCTAGCCACTTTCTAAAGTCGGGCATATTATCCTGACTATGTACTTGTGGCACGTTCTCCATGAATAAAATCTGTGGCAATTCTCCGTTACTATCTCTAATTTCCGTTAGTATTCTCTCAACTTCCCACAGTAGACCGCTTCTTGTACCACTGCCCTTAGACATTCCGGCTTGTTTTCCGGCAACTGATAAATCCGTACAAGGGAATGAGTAAGTAAGTAAGTAAGTGAATGCATTTGTGTCGCAGATATTCAAATCTTCTGCATGAACCTTAGTTATATCCATTGTGGAAAAATCTGTGCCATGCACTGCGTTATAGCTTGCTATGGCATACTTATCAAACTCCACAACTCTGTAATGCTCAAATTTAGCACCTATTCTCTTTAGTGCCATTGCCTGACTTCCGTAGCCGGCGAATAATTCTATCAAGCGAATAGGCTTTGTAATGCTAATTGGTTCTCTTGTGAAGTCAAATATAGACATTTGATTATCACAAGAATAATTGTCAAAATTCATAAATCTACCAAAAGGGAACCTCGGTTTTATGTCGCGACAACCTATTCCTTTCTTTGATTTTTAATCTACAGTTTCATACTTATCTTTGTGAAATTCCCTATCTTCTTCATTGGAATAGGCTCTTTTGCAATTCGTACAAAACTCTAAATGTACCTTTATATCTGTGCTACTTTCGTATCTACAGCCTTTGCAATCATTCATTCTGAATCACCCACTTTCAAACAATCACTTACAAGCATATCTGCCTTGATTAGCTCATAAATAATATCAAGATACGTCCTGCGGTCTCTATATCTGCAATTTGCGTCTTTATGTATTCTCGGGTCATTATCTCTCCAATCATTAACACCAAAAATCACATTGCTCACAAAAAGCATTTTCACGCCTTTTGCAACGCAAAGGTAATAGCAACCACTCTTACCATATTCGCCCTTACACTTCTTAAATCCAAATTTTTCAAATTCCTTTGCTTCAACTTTCGGAATCAGCATTTTCTTCACCCACTTTCAATAAATCCATAAACTTCTCGTATTGCTTCTGTGATATCTTGTTGTGCTCTTTTTCTGGCTTTAAGCGGATTATAAGGTGCTTTTCAGCGATAGACGATAATTCCCTCGCTAACACCTTTTTGCCTTGCTGTACGCCCTGCATATAGCCTTTAGGCGCTTTCCTCTCGCCTATTGAACCACTAGCACGATTTTCTCTTTGACCGCCTAAACTGACATTCCGAAGCTGATAACCTTTATCAGCGTACAGCTTGATGTAATACTTCTCTTTTTCGTCAAGCTGATTCTCTGGAAAATTTAGAAATTCAACTCGCCAGCCACAAGGATTTTTCTCTTTGTCATACAGCTTGTGTTTGCGTAAACTAAGGTCTATATGCTGTTCATAACCTACAAGGTGGCTTGCCAATCTGCTAAGTGTATGTACTGCCTGTCCGATGTAAGCGTACTTAAATCCGTTTTCATCTTCTCGGAGTAAGAAGTATATTCCACTTTTGTCATTCAGCTTTGGGTTTAGCTTCAACAGTCGTTTTTTATTTTCCTGTTCAATCGCCTTGGCTCTTGCTATGTTCTGATAATTCAACTGTTATCACCTGCCTTTAGCTGTTCCGCAAGCTCTTCCAGCTTAAACATATCGTCAGCAAAGATAAGTCCTGCATCTTCAACAGCCTTTGCAAAATCGTCAATAGCCTTATTTCTTACATCATCAGCTGTTACAAACTCACAGTTAAAAGTACTGCAAGTTCCTGTAGTATGATGTATACATTTATTGCAATCTCTATCCATTAATTTTACCCACCTTTATTATCTTAATTGCCCTTTCTAAACCTCTTTGAAAACTATCATCATACTCTGCATCAAGGCAAGGGCTGACTTCTTCAACATATTTGTCAAAATCTGCGTATGATAACTCTCTTTCGTCTTCGAGCTGTTTCACAACCTTATCAATATCATTAACCGTTAATTGTTCTGCATTTTCTTCAACAAGGTTATTTTCTGTTGCGGTTCTTGATTTAAACGGGTCTACGAAATTATCAATAGGTTTAGCTCCCATACTAAAAGCTATTGGTTGTTCATCAATGATAGTTTCAAATATTTCAGATAAAGCCTTACTGATATAATTTCTTTTGTGAATATCCTCAATTAATTTATCAGTGTCAATCAGTCCCATACTCACACCTCTTTAATTAAATGGTAATCCCTCATCAGCTACATTGTCTGGAATTGACATAAAGTTGTCCGAGCTAGCATTACCGCCCATAATTCCGTTACTGTTATTATTCTGCTGATTGGCACGGCTTTCGCAAAATTCGTGTCTTTCAACTACGCAATCATTGGTGTAGACTTTCTGTCCGTCTTTGTTGGTATAGTTGCCTGTCTGCCATCTACCCTCAACGATAATCTTAGTTCCCTGATGAAGATACTTCTCCGCAAACTCTCCATTCTTGCCAAACGCGATACAGTTAATAAAGTCTGATGTCTGTTCGCCCTCTTTCTTGAAAGCTCTGTCAACGGCAAGTGTAAACCTTGCTATTGCCATTGCATTCTCTCCCTGTGAATATCTAATATCCGGGTCTCTAGTTAATCGGCCCATTAATACTACAATGTTCATTATTTTTCCTCACTTTCTACTAACTCAAATCTGTATTTCTACTCTGCATTAGGATTTTTTCTTTTCAGAATTATATATTTATTATTTACATCTTGATTTTATATACCCTAATTGGTTGCCCTTCACTTTTATCACTTTCTTGTGGGTAATATGTATTACCAACCCATTCAAATTTTAAATATACTAATTCAAAATCATTTTTTTCAATGCCGCAGTTTTTAGGCAATCCATGAAAAATTTTACTATGGTTAAAACAAGTCTCTACATCATTATCCTTATACCAATTCATATTTATCAAAAATTGTGTTTTATCATTGCTAATACCGCTATAAAAGTTTCTCATTCACACCTCCAATCTGTCCAAAAGAAACCCTTGACATATAATCTCCTTTCTAAAACGGACACTCACTAGAATTTTCAATCTTTCAAAACCGACATATCATACCCACTTTCAATAAACTTCAATGTTTTGGCATGGTTGCACCTATTTCCAAGATATGTATAAATCTGCTCCATATCTTTCTCGGTAAAATCGGTTTCCAAAAACTGATTTACACCGCTAAGTATAAATCTGTGAAATCCGTCATTGCTTCGCTTGGTGCTGTAAGGCTCTGCCTTGTGTGCAGGTCTCGATAGCCATTCCAAAACTTTGCACTTTACGTCTGTTTCATTTTCACAATCTTTTAATCCGAAATATGTATTGCTTCTAATATGTGCTATAAATTCTGCGTTATGATTTATAACGCTATTAGGAAAACAATTCATTAACTTTGTAACTATATCCCAACTAATCAAAACGGACATTCATCTCCTTTCCTTAAAACCCATTCCTTATTACGCTCCGCAACATCCACATTTGCCCCATAAGCAACTTTTTTCATCTTCTCGATAAAACTATCACTATCAGAATTTTCTGCTGATAGATGGCACATTATGACGTTCTGCAAGCTATCTGAATGATTTGCCTTAACAAAATCACAAGCCGTATCAATGGATAAGTGACCTCTGAAAACGTGTCTTGTCTTTGGGTCGTTGTCTTTGTCAACTAAATCCTTGTCATAGTTCACACCTAAGAGAATGTGGTTTATGTCTTTAAACTTCCATTTGACAACCTCACAATCGGTTATGTAAAGCATTCTTCCCATTTCCTTGTGAACTATCAGAAAGCCATATATCGGGCAAGGTTCGCCATTTGCATTTGTATGTGTCCAGCTCCCATCTATTGTTGTTAGGTCAAATGTTCTTACAGTAAAATAAGAATTTGCGAGAAACTGGTTCATAAGCAAGGCTTCGTATGGTTTGCATACTGGTATTCCCATAGCTTCAAAATCTTTTACTGACTTGCTATGGTCAAGGTGCTTATGGGTGCATAACACACCCACAACATCTTTAATGTTCCAATCTAAACCCTTCTTAATCTCCTTAATCGGTATTCCGCAATCAAGGATAAGTGTTTCTCCACTGTTGGAAGTTAAGGTGTAGCAATTTCCTGTACTTCCTGTCGCAATACATTTAAGTTTCATCATTCCACACCTACTGTTATAACTGCCGGATTTACAGCTCCGTCTCCGTCATAGTCATACTTTTTGTTATGCCACTTTCTTAAATACTCTCCGTATTCCCAACGCTGTGAAAGAATACTAACTGCGCATCCGTACATAAATCCTGTTATGCCCTCTGTGTCTGCTTCATGGCTCAATCTGTCTGCATTATCAACAAAGCACTTCGTAACATCATTGCTCTTGCCAATTTCTGCTTCTAACAGTTCAGCCCACCTTTCAGCATAATTGAAGCAAGCTCTGCTGTATTCGTCACTATTCTTGTCGTACCAATCCTTGTATTCTTTCTCTTTGCCTTTAATAATTTTCATACTCACACCTCGATTTCATCATCCTGCGGAAAGCGAAAATACTCGCTTGTTACCTCTTTGATTTTTTCGTTGCTTAAAAGACCCATAGTTTCTTGAAATGTATTTGTTGTGGCTGTGCAATGATAAAACTCATTATTGTTATATGCTTCTCTAAGCATTTCCATAGCCTTAACCGCTTTTTCCTCGGTGGAATATTCCGCTACAATGTCAATCTCCGTGTCTCCACATAATTGTATTTCTACGCAAGTATTCCCTTTTATGCAGCTTTCATGCAGAAAAACCAAACTGTTATCGTACGGAAAATCCATTGTTCCGTTCTGCGAAATTACTCTCATCCTTACTCTCCCTTCATAAACTCCGGCTCTGCCGATTCTTCACTCACGATTTCTGAATCTACAACATCCTCGTCGAAGTCAACGGAATTGGCGTTTTCTTCAATCTCACTTTTTGAAATCTGATATACTTCATCCATTTCCATCTGTGCCTGTCGCGCCATAGGGTCGTAATTCTTTGGATATTTTTTCGTCGCATTGTTGCACATTTTACGGACAATCATGCTTTCCGGCGTATCAAGCCATGCGCCGCTGATATATGGTCTTGCAATCTCGCATTTAAGCATTTCATCAACGGTTTTGCATGATCTAAGAGCATTAAGAATCTCTTCTTTTTTTGCCTTAATCTCCGATTTCTGTTTTTCCGTTGCTTTATATCTATCAGCACAAATTCCAAAAGTAACATTCATCAAGTTTTGCTTAACATGCGCCATAAGATTGATTTTTACGCTGTCGCGGTCTGCCGAAAGATATGTGATATTTCCATCATTCAACTTCACAGGATATACAACCCTGACAGCCTTATCTGACAAGAATTTTTCTTCCCATTCCGGTTCTGTAACTGTAAGTCCTTTGTGTTTTGGTGGGATATATACATCTCCTTCCTTAATTACCCAATATGGATATACCTGTTTTACATCCTTGCCATAATTAGCAAGCAATGAATCGTAGCCGCTGCCCTCGATTCCCATTTCTACCTGTTTCTGCCAAACATCCTTCCCTGTCTGAGGATCAGTTCCAACTTTTACATTTCGTAACTGAAAATAACACTCTCTTGGATATGCGCTTGCATTCAATTTAAGAGATGCACAACGCTTTACAATCCCTCTTAAATTGCTTGTATCAAGGGTTCCCATACCGCTAACCTTTGGGTCGTTTTTGACAAGGTTGTAAATGCTTGTCATTGCTTCCATAGCGCACTCTTTCGAGTAATCATCCATCTTCATCCCACAAGACTTATAATCTTCGATAATCAATCCTGTCATTGCATTGCTCCACTCGCTTAACGAAGTGGTAAATTCTTTCTTCTCTGCTACCTGTGTATTCTCTGCCATATTATTTCCCTCCTAATCTTCCTTAACTTCCATTACTTCAACTTTTTGCGGTGCATATCCCTTCAAAAAATAATTTTCAACATTTTCAAAATTTTTGAGTGGTTCGCCTATTGGATACATCGAGCCTGTACTATCAATAAAACATCCGTCTTTAATCTCGTATATATGCCCGGTCATCATTGACGGAAAATAACCTTTTACAACAAAAATCTTTCCGTTGTAATACTGCTCCTGTTCTACAAGATCAATCATTTCGTCATTACACCAATATCCATGATTCTTCACGCAATGACCGAAGCAATCATGGAATTTAGGTGATTCTTCGTCGAACTCAACCGCATAATCAAGGGCGTCCTGATCGTCCTTTTCGATGTACTCAATAGTTCCTGTTCTTCCACAAAAATTCCGTCCAAGCTCCATAGGATCCACAAGCTTCACTCTGTCTCCAACCTTAAATTTACTCATACTCTCATTCCTCCATGTTCTTAATAATCAGTTTCTTGTCGTCTGTCCGGCGAATAACAATCAACTGTGTGTCAATCTCCGGTATTCTCCATGCATCCAGGGATTCCGTATCGTCAATGATGATTGGCATTTCCACGTCATTCTTACGCTGGAATGCACGACAAATATCAATCTCTGTAAGCAACTTTGCACCGTGGTTCATATTCCGGTTATATGGTTCTCCCTTATATATGAACTCGCAACACTCTTCTGTATCTCCGTTGATAAGCGGTCTGAATAACCGTACTTTGCAAAATTCCAAATACTGATTTACATTTTCTGAAAGAATCTCGTTTTTCTTTCGGTCGAGTTTCTTCAACAAATCAAGGATTGATTCCTGATCTGCGATCTTCTGCTGTGTGTCTCTCTGCTGTTCACGAAGCTGTGATATCTGATTATCAATGTAATCATTGACCGATGCCTTTCCGATTTTCTCCGTTACATCCAGCAGATCATGTTGCAGTTTTTTAAGTTCTTCCTTTAAGGAATCGGTAAAATTTGAGCCAATCGCTTCCTTATTATAAAGAGCTTCTTTTTCGTCCAGTTCTGTCTTTACTTTCTTATATTCAGAAGTGTTCGTGATATCAACGCAAACCGGCATACCGTCAATTCTGTTGTTCAGAGAATCATATTCTGTCTGTAATTCAGATACTTTCTTTCCCTGTTCCTGTATTTGCTTCTCTGTCTGTTCAATCTCTGCCTTGCAGCGGTCGATTTCGGACTTCTCGAAGTTCCCACTTGCAACAATGTTGTCAAGTCTCTGTTTCTTTGTCTCTTCGTACCTCTCCCGGATTTCGTCGGCATTCTCCAACTCTCTATGGCAAGTAGGACAGATCGTGTCATTTTCTCCGATTGTTTCTGCGTTGGTTCGCTTCCACTCTTCGGCATATTGCTCACGAAAAGCAACATGTCGCTTAAATTCCGCTTCAAGGCTCTCTTTCATGCGCAAACGATCGTTTTGCAGATTCTTCAGTGCAATCAATTTCTCGTTGACATCAAACGACTTCTGCGTAAGCTCCGCTCTAGTATCATCAATGTTCCCGTTCGCCTTGTTTTGCAAGCCGGATAATTCAAATTTAAGGTTCAAAATCTCCTGCCCTAAAGCATCATGCTCCGCCGATGCATCCTTAATTTTGGCATTCACATCTTCAATCTTGGATTCAATGTCTGACTTCATCGACTGCAACTGCGACACATCAACATTCGTCTTTTGCTTCATCAATTCGTCGATACGTGGTGCATATTCGTCTGCAATCTGTCTAAGTCCTTTAGACGATGATTTTCCACGTGAGCCATTCAGAGTGCGATTGCAACGCTCTTTCAGTTCCTTAATTGTTCCATCCGCAAGCATCGGTACAATAGGTGCAAACTGTTCATCTTCCTGTGCAATATCTAATGTCGTTTTATCTCCGAATGTCTTTTCCAACACAGTTCGTTGGTCTGCCGGTGACTTCTTCAACAACGATTGAGCATTCAAGCAATACTGCAATCTGTCAGCATCCAAAAAAACATCTTCAAGAAACTCTGCGTAGTCCTTAACTTTCTTTGGAACATCATTGATGTACGAATCCGTGATATTCCCAGCGAAATCTCCGTTCTTGTCGATTCTCTCTCTGAATACTTTTTTCAGTTCTTTCTCTTTTCCATCTAGCTCAAACGTAACTTCACACGTTGTCTCGATTCCAGAATAATCATTTCCGGATTCATCATGAGATCGGAAGAGCACACGT